AGAAATTTGTGATTAAACACTAGAGTATAACATATACATGAACATCTTTTTATTGGACCGTGATCCTGACACAAATGCGGAATATCATGTCGATAAACATTGCTCCAAAATGATTCTTGAGGGCATGCAACTTCTATGCACCGCATTTCATATGCAAGGTATTGATGCGCCATATAAGAAGACACATCAAAATCATCCTTGTGCTATCTTCACTAGAGAGTCATTTGAAAATTTTGATTTTGTTGTCCAATACGTATATGCTCTTTCCAAAGAATTCAATTATCGTTATAACAACGTTCATAAAAGTTCTTTGCTATTAAAGTGGGTCTGGGATAACCAACATCTACTAACATTTCCTAAAACTGGTCTGACACAATTCCCCTTGGCTATGCCTGACCAATACAAAACCTCTGATCCGATTGAGTCGTATCGCAACTATTATATGGGTGAGAAACAACATATCTTTAACTGGACAGGTAGAGATAAACCAAATTGGATTTTATGATAATTAATGCAGACGATAGCCCAGAGAATGGAGATTTCTTATTCAGATGTGATGCCTCCACTGGTGTTAATAGTGTTACCGTATACTGTTATAGCTATAAGATTTTGAAAGAAACACCTAAAGGATGTTGGATCATGAATGGTTGGTCGGCTGGAGAAAGCTTTGCCTCTAATGTGAATTTCAAAAAATTTGTTTTGAATAGTGGAAGTAAAAGATTCGCACACGAAACTAGGAGAGAAGCAATTGAATCTTTCTTGGCTAGAAAGAGAAGACAATATGAAATTATTGTAGCATCTTTGGACAAATGCACCGCATCGTATGTTGCTGCTGGTGGCACTCTTCCGATTACTATTAGAACTTATCATTATAGTGACGCAGATTATTGATATGAAAGATTACGAATTAATAATGACATGTGGTGCATCACAACATATCATCTATTATAATTTTCATCAAATCCCTCTTTCTGGGTAAGCAAAGTTCGGAATCAGTCTCATCGTATATAAGAGAATAGAATTTTTTTATAGCATCTTTTTTATTGATTGATAACACATGGATTTTTTCGTGTTTGTTTATATAGGATTCTATTTGATATGAGTCGCCCAAATATTTTTTAAGACCAATACAAAACTCAGAGCTTCCACAAATAGAAATTCTCCCATTCCATTTAGTTTTGGTGATACATCCATCACCATCAAAATATCCTCTTATAAAATGATTCATTAAATCTAGGGGAACTTGATTAATATTTGGAAATTTTAGAATTAAAGATTTTTTAGGGACTATCCCTAGCTTGAACACATCCATTGCACACTTTTTATTGTTTATATTTAAAACGTAACTAACCTGAGATTTTTCGGAATATCGCTTACATTTTTTAATAGGTTTCAAAGATTCAAATATCAATTGATTAAATTTATCAAGAATAAATTTATCCTTTTCTGCTAAATGTAAACTTATAACATCTTGGTAAAGATTTCCATCGGCATATAAAAATCCCAAATAATAAGCTTTCCACTCACAATCAATAATCTCTAAAAAGTTTTCATCGAATTTATATTTTGTTTTTATTTGTGATTGTGATCTGGATTGATATCCCATTCGCTGTAATTCATAATACACCTTTTGAACCTTTAAATTTAGCAATTCTGATATCTTCCTCCCGTCCATACCCGAATTATACATCTCCAACATCTTAATTTTCGTATCGCCATCCATATCTTTATTTAACCTAAACAGTATAATTATTTAACAATGAAAAAAGACTATAGATTAGTTGAGACGTGTTCTCAATGTCCAGAACAATATGATGTAATGTTGGATGGTCAGAAAGTCGCCTATCTTAGATTGCGCCATGGTAGTTTTACCGTGAATGTTCCTGATTGTGGTGGCGAAATGATTTATCATGCCAATCCTAAAGGTGATGGTATGTTCGAGGATAAGGAAAGGGACTATTATATCCATAATGCCCTAGGTGCTATTGAGAAGTATTATACATCCAAAGAGAGACTCGACAGGTTTAAGAAAGACTTTGATGAGTATCTTGCTGAGACCTCTGATGAAGAGTTATTGAAATACTTCCCCGAGCAAGATCCTTCATATGAAGAAAATTTGGAAAAATTTTTGGGTAAGAAAGTAAGAGTTCATTCTGGTAATAACCAGTATGGAGTTTTTATCGTTGAAGGCATTTTGAAAAAAGAAGGTTCTGGTTATTGTATAAGAGAAGAAGGTGCTTATTGTCACTTTAGCTTAGATAGTAATCCATATTTTAACGAGTCTTATTATGAAGAGACTGAGACTAGAGTAGCAGAGTTTACCTTATTGGGTGATGATGCATAAAACACTAGGGTATAATAACCATATAATGAAATTGATCTCAGAACTTAAATACATGATCTACGGATTGTGGCACTTGCTTAAAGCCCTATTCAAAGGAATCTTTAGATGAGCGACTACTGGAAAGATAATGGGTTGACCAAACCTACTTCCAGAGTGGTTTGTGCTGCCAATAAGAATAAGGAATCCGGTAGAATCATCTGTGGTGCTCGTCACTGGGATGCTATCATGCGTTCTCAAAAACTGGAATCAGAAGATTTTGGTAATTGGGATCAAGGGTTCATTAATCAATTTGGCGAGTTCTTGACAAGAGAAGAAGCATGGAAAATTGCAGAAGAGCAAAATCAGATTAGGAGCCTTTGTTATGATGGACAAAAGGATTATCTGTTTTCAGAAAATTTATACTAATATGAAATAATTTTCAATTTGTTGGAGGATATTCTTATTTAGATAGGGTTTATATTTTTCCAAATCTCTCAATGATAAACAAGTATAATCAAACTTGTCCCTATTAATGTTTTCATTGGCTGGGATGGGCCTTAGATTACTGTGATTATGTATGATCCTTGATACTGCTTCTGGATCATTTCTCAATGCGTCTTCAAACCAGTGAACCTGCCATATGTGATCAATTTGATACTTATCATTTATCCAATTAGGGTTATTGGTTTTGGTAGACATAATATCCAAAAATTGTTTCGCGGTTTCAACTCCCACATAATGGATGGATTTGCATTTTCTACCTTTTATAGTCCTAGGTATCATAGATCTTATCTTACATAGAAGATTGAATGATTCATCATTATAATATTTTTTAGATTTTCTTTCGTTGGCCCTTTTATTCATAATGGTTCTATTATCATTATAATGTGCGCGAACTCTGGATTTTATTTTCTCCTTATTTTTAGCGTAATAAATATCCCATTTTTGTTTATATTCCTCCGTGTCTTTTATTCGATCATAATATTCTTTATCTTTGATTTTTGTGGTCTCTTTGTGCGATGCACGCCATTCCTTTCTACAAACTTTACAAGATGGATATAATCCACTTTTAACCAATTTGCATTTATCAAAATGTTCGATACTCTTAACCTGCCCACATTTACTGCATTCTTTCGTCATGTTATTATTTATCCCGTAGGAAGAATTTTTCCAATAAAACACTAAAATATACTATAGGTATTATGAAACTACAGTTTAATACATCCCCAACGATTGCCTCAGAAGAGATGGAGGTATCTCGCATGGGAGTGGCCGAAGGTGCTGGTGATATGTTGTCGTCCTACTTGCGGGACAAAATCTATACTGATAAGGTCTTGGCTTGTGTTCGTGAAACTATCACGAATGCTAGAGATGAACATGTTAAGTTTGGAGTGACTGCACCAGTTGAAGTCAAACTCTCTAAGATCAATCAAGAGTTTGTTTGGTCTGTGCGTGATTACGCCAATGGTCTTAGTGAGACAAACATCCGCACCATCTTTGGTATGTATGGTGGATCTGATAAGCGTGGTAACAATGATCAAGTCGGTGGATTTGGTATTGGTGCTCTTAGTCCATTTGCGGTCTCTGACAGTTTTTATGTGACTTCTTATCATGAAGGATTCAAGACCCAATACGCATGTATTCTGGGTGCTGGTTCTCATGGAGTTCCTGTTGGTGAGATTTATAAGGTTAGTGATCCAGAACCTACTAGTGAAACTGGTCTGGAAGTATCTCTTCCTGTTACTGATCAATATGGTTTCAGTGGCACTACGAAAAGGTTCGTTAATAACTTTCTTCCTGATTCGAACATCATCTATACGGATGCATCTGGCTATGTTCATGAGCCTATGACTCCTATCTTCAAACAGACTGTTGATGGATTTGTCTTCAATCTCTATGATAAGTCATTTGATCCTTATTCTACTAATACGGTAGCTATTCGTATGGGTGGTGTGGTGTATGAAATGCAACATAGGTTGGCTATGCCTGCACCTAATGGCAAAATTGTAGTGGATGTTCCAATTGGTAAGCTTTCTATTCCTATCTCTAGAGAAGAGTTGGAAGTCACTGCTGCGAACACTGCTGTTCTTGAAGAAATTGAGAACGCTCTCAAGGTAATCTCTGATGCTGAAGCTTCAACCATCACTAAGCCTAAATTCGGTGCTGAAGTTATGGCTGCTCATTATAGTGGTTCTAAAACTCTTGATTGGTTCACGCATAATGTGAATAATGTGTTTTATAGTGAGTTCAATCTTCGTAGAAATATTGTTTTCTCGAATAATGGAACGACTCTGCATAATGACAATGGCAAATACATGATTTATCTGATTCCAGATATCGATTCTTATAGGTCTTGGATTAAGAGGTTGAACACCTTTTATACCCAAACCTTTCCAGCGTTCGAATACGCTTGGATTAAGAACACCCACAACATGAAGTTGCTTATTGAGGGTGGAACCATCGATCTATCTGATGTCAACTTTATTGATGTTAAGAAGATTGGTCTCCCTAAGCTCATGTCTTCTGGTGATAAGATGAAGTATGTTGCCAATTTCTGTGGACATAGAAAAGGTGATTTCACTCCTGATGAACTGGAAGATTTTGTAAATAGGAAGTATAGTCAAGTTGATATGGATGAAGATTGGGTCGCTGATGCGAAGACCATCGACACTCTGAATCACAGAACTATCGGACTTACTAGTAAGTATGGTTCCTATGCTGGATTTTGGACTTCTAATAGTAAGAAGCTTTGCGCTACCATGTATGAACTTGGTTGGCTTGATCCTTCTTCTGATCGTTATAAGGATAGAGTTGAAGAATTGAATTCTGTCATTCGCAAACAACGCGAATTGGAATCTCTTCAAATCAATGCTACTAGCGTTATGTGGAGAGTTAAACCTAATCAAAAGGCTATCGCTAGAATGGTAAAGAATCCAGATAGATTGAATATCTTCAAGACTATCAAGAATAAGATTATGGCAGAAGATAGTCCAAGAGCACGAATCCTTAAAAGTATGGATAACTATTCCACTCTTTTGACCAGAGATGATCTTAGAAAGATCATGAATCTCAAGTAATAAAACACTAGACTACAATCATAGCATGAGACAACATCAATTTTGGTCAACTACCGAATTTCCATATATTCTAAACTTGGATGAAAATTTTCGTCCATTTCGAGACGGTGTTCTCTTAGAACATAAGAAATTCGATTTCCGTGGTGGCGAAAGACACCTACAAATCCTCACGCCTATCACCAAATCGGATAACCTTTCCTTGGTGATTACGCAACGCTTCAATAGCTCGAATGACATCATGGATATCATTCTTGCTAATGATGCTGCTCGTCGTATGGGATTCAAAGATATTCAATTGCTTCTTCCTTACTTTCCTGCTGCTCGTCAAGATCGAGTCTGTAATGTTGGTGAACCTTTGACTGTTCGTATCTTTGCTGACCTTATCAATAGCTGTAATTTCAGCAAGGTTACGATCCTTTGCCCTCATAGTGAAGTTGTTGGTGCTCTCTTAAACAATGTGGAGATCCTTGATGAATTAACTTACATTGAACAGATCTTGGTTGATGCTCTTCCGGGTAGAGAAGATACGACTATTAACATTGTTTGTCCTGATGCTGGTGCTGGTAAGCGTGTGGGTAAAATTGCTCAACATTTGGCAACACAATGGCCACAAAATACGGTCAATCTTATCCGATGTGAAAAGGTTCGTGATGTTAAGGATGGCTCGTTGAAAGAATTCATCGTCCAAGCTGATGACCTTGGTGGATATCCCACTCTAATCTGTGATGATATAAATTCGATGGCTGGCACGTTTATTGGTCTAGGGAATGTTCTAAGACAAAAGAATGCTGGGAAATTGATGCTATTCACCACTCATTCTGATTGTGTGGAAGGTGTTCAAAAGGCCATTGAATTTTTTGATCATGTATATACCACGAATTCTAAAAGAAATTATGATGAATATACGTATACTTTTGATAATAGATTTACTTGTTTCGATATCAAAATTTGAAAAAGTTCCACCAATAGGTTAACACATGAGCGAAGAAATTGAATACAAGATCAAAGTAATCCCTTGGCATAGATGGCATGGTGACTATGGTTGGGATTATAGTAATGATTCTGATCATGAATATGAATTATCAGCTTATTCAATAGAAGAACTATACGAAGCTATTGCCAGAGATTATAATAAGTGGATCGTGAGAGCCGAAGAGGAGGCTAAACATTATCCTTTTGATTATAAAAGAATGGAGAATAGGGGGATCAAATATTCCTCAATCTACATCGAAGTCGAAGAATACTCAGAAGAAAAGCGAAACGCTACTGAAGATTATAAGCAAGTTGGTGCAGTCTGTGACAAATTCTTAGCCGATAAGAAAGAAAGAGAAGAAAAGGAAAGAATCCGTGTCGAAGCTTATCGCAAGAAAGAGCAAGAAGAACGCGACCGACAAGAATTTGAAAGACTAAAAAAGAAATTTACATAATGAACTCAATATTTGTATTATTCCCCGTTAGAAACTTTGGTATCTGGTCATTTGATGATAACCAAAGAGGACTTGTCAGTGAACCATTCGTAGGACAAACCAATGATCTAATTGATCAAATGGCTTCTGAGTCTGGTCATGATATTGTGGATGGACTTCAAGTTGCTTTGTTGTTTTCTCATATCGAATTTCCTGATCATCAGTGCGATCTTTCTTTGGAAGAAACTTCTCCGTATGGAACAACTTATGATGATCCCGATAGGGAACTCCAACCATGGTTGTGTCCTGCATTTTTTAAATACTTTCCCCAAGCGCCACCAAAATTATATGGTGCTGTCAAGAAGCCATGACTAAAGTTGAACTAGTAGATATTCTAAAACTTGTTGAATATAAAAACGGGTTTTCATTTGTCGTAGGAGACGACTACATCCAATTGCAAGAGTATACCGAATGTAATAGATCTGGTGAGCCTTATCTATCAAAGGGTAGAAAATGGAAGTGGAGTCAATTCATGACAAAGTCTGAAGTTGTCACAACTGCTCTGAAAGCAGTTCTACAATATGAAGAGCATGAAGCTAGAGAAAACTTCAAGTATAAAGGTTTGAGTATCTTTGATCCTCATTACGATATAGACTCGTTATTTGATCTTCGTTCGAGAGAAAAATGGGACGATGTCCGCGAAGAACCATCACATTAAAATAGCATTATGAAAAAAATTAAAACGTATTCCCTTATATCTCGTTTGGACATGGATGGAACGATTGATGAAATTATTGAACGTCTAAACTTCTGCAAAGAAAAATATTCAGATTACTCTAATCTCAGAATCAATGAAGATATAGTATATGAGGGCGGATACTATTGTGAGCTAATGGGTGATAGGTTGGAGACTGAGGAGGAGGAGGCTGATAGGCTCAAATATGAGAAAGAAAATGACGATAGGCGTTTAGCTTATGAAAGACTTCAATACGAAGAGTTAAAGAAAAAATTTGAAAAATCATGAAATGGGAAACAGGTAGACAAGATGCGACCATGTCTTTGAAGAAATTGAAGATATGGAGCAAGTTCAATACTGATTGTTACCTGTTGAAATTAGGTAAAGGTTCTGAAATCGAACCACATCTTGATCTGGTAGAAGGTAAAAAACATTATCGTTTCAATCTGACTCTATATGGTAAGTGGAACTTCTTTAAGGGTATCTATGGTGATACCCAGTATATGGGAAGCTTTCATTTGTTCAGACCTGATATCGTTGAGCATAGCGCAAACATTATAGATGACACGTTAGTTTTAAGTTTAGGAATAGCATTATGAAATTCAAATTTTTAAAAGTCCCCGAATCATGTAAAGATTGTGGATCTACCCAATTGACTTGGCATGCGGATGTTAGGAACTATGGTGGAGTTCAAGATGGTAGACTTAAAATGAACGAAATTGGTCCCATCTTTTATCTTGGATGTGAGGAATGCTCTGCCACTCTTAAAATAGTCGATGGTGATGCCATCGCCAACGAAATGAATCATTAAACACTAGAATACAATAAAAATATGAAACCAGTAAAGAATTTACTCAATCCTACCCCACAACAAATCAAGTATCGTAACCAATTATGGGCCGATGCTCTTATGAAGAATAAGAAAAAAGCCACTGGTGATATGTATGATAATGGTGGTCGTTGTTGTCTCGCAGTAGCACAAGATGTAGCTATTAAGTGTGGAGTGGATGCACTTAGAGGTGATGAATTTGTAGATGGCACACCAGATATGGATGTGGCTCGCTTCTTTGGATGGGCGACCAATACTCCAGATCTATGCATTCCTTCTGATGGTGGATCATCTACCGAATCTGCTGTTGAATTGAATGATTCGACTACCTATTCTTTCGGGACTTCTAACGGTATGAGTCATAAAAAAATTGCGGAATGTGTCCTCAACACATTTGTTCACCCTAAGAATAAGGTTTGGTCCTTTAAACTGTAATATGAAAATTGAATTAAAATCAGGTGATGGTGTGAGCTTTCAAGAATTTGAATTGAAAGACGAAAATCTTCGAAAGATCAATATCGATTGGGATGGTGAAGAGGGTGAAGGATTGTGGGCGTATTTTTCCGATGATGACATCATCAAACATGATGCAGACACTACTGATGGTGTTGCAGTGGTTGCCCTAGCTAATGCTCCTCTTGCATTTTATCCACATAATTTCTGGGGTGCTTTCATGCCAGTTAAATTTAGAGGAACCTCTAGGCCATACTGTAATCTTTCTGAATTGACGGGTGCTCCACTATTCCATAGTGATGTGTCTAAAGCGAGTGAATAAAACACTAGACTAGACTATAATTTATATATGACAATTAATCCTGAACTAACCTATGATGGTTACAAATGTGACCATCGCCGCCAATATCCAAGTAACTGTCTCTTGGTCTTTAGTAATTTGACTGCCCGTGGCAGTCGTGTTAAAGGTCTGAAGAAAGTTATCAAGTTTGGACTTCAAGCCTTTATCAAGAAACACCTTATGGGTGATTGGGATAGAGATTTCTTCTCTCAAGACATCGAAGTTGTTGTTAAGCGTTATACACGCCGTCTCAATAACTATCTTGGACCTAATGCTATTGGTGATCAACATATTCGTGATCTTCATGCTCTCGGACATCTTCCACTTGAAATTTGGGCATTGCCTGAAGGTTCTAATGTAGATCTTCGTGTTCCGATGTTTGTAATGTGGAATACTGATGATCGTTTCTTCTGGTTGACCAATGCTATTGAAACTATTATCTCGGCATCGACTTGGGGAACTTGCACAAGTGCCACCACTGCTCTTATGTATCGCAAGATTCTTAATGAGTGGGCTAATAAGACCAATCCTGAAATGATTGAGTTTGTGCCATGGCAAGGTCATGACTTCAGTTTCCGTGGACACTTTGGTTATGAAGCTGCTGTTATGAGTGGTGCTGCTCACTTGCTGAGTTTTGCTGGAACTGATACTGTTCCTGCTATTGATTTCTTGGAACAATACTATAATGCAGATTCCGATAAGGAACTTGTTGGTGGTAGTGTGGCAGCATCGGAACACTCGGTCGCTTGTATGGGATCTACTTATGATGAAAATGGTAAAGCTGATGACTTTGCATATTTCTTGAGGATGATCACTGAAGTTTATCCCGGTGGAATTGTTAGTCTAGTTAGCGACACTTATGATTTTTGGCATGTGATTACACCTAGCGGTGGTATTCTTACATCATTGAAAGATGTTATCATGGCCCGTGATGGCAAGGTTGTCATTCGTCCTGATAGTGGAGATCCAGTGAAGATTGTTACTGGTTATATGCCAGATGAAGTTGGTAGACTTCGAGACGGTAATCTCTATGATAAATCTACTGGTAAACAACTTACTGAAGATGAAGTCAAGGGCATGATCGTATGTCTCTGGGAAATCTTTGGTGGAACTACTACCAGTAAGGGTTATAAACAACTCGATAGCCATATCGGTGCAATTTATGGTGATAGTATTACCTTGGAACGTGCCACACAAATTTGTGAACGTTTGGAAGCTAAAGGATTCGCATCGACAAACCTTGTCTATGGTATCGGAAGCTTTACTTATCAAGGTGCTATCGATAAAGATGCTATCATCACCCGTGATACTCATGGATTCGCTGTCAAATCGACATATGGTGAAGTTCTTGTTGATGGCGAACGTAAAGGTATTGAGATCTTCAAAGATCCTAAGACCGATGATGGTTTGAAGAAGAGTGCTAAGGGTTTGATTGCTGTGTATGAAGATGCTGATGGCATCTTCACTATGAAGGATCAAGCTACTTGGGATGAAGTTAAGAATTGTGCATTCGTGCAAGTCTTTGCTAATGGAGTTCTGAAAAAGGACTGGACTCTTCAAGAGATTCGCGATAAAGTCGCAAAGAACTTCTAATTATATTGAAAAAGGGTTTATAGTAGGTGGAAGAATTCTGAAACCTTGAAATACCCATTAAGATCGACAGTAAATTCCACATAATTAGAAGTGGTGGAGACTCTACCTCTAGCGGTAGGCCCGGATGGGTGGTATGAAATACTGCCACCTATCCTTCATTAAACACTAGACTAATATACTTATATGAGTGAATATAAATCAAAACTAGAAGCTCTGAAAGCTTTACAATATGAAGAAGCTGAGAAGATCCTTAAAGATCCATCAATCGATCCATATAACAAATTTGAGATGATTGATGATATCTATCCAGTGGATAGTTTTATTGCTTACCCATTCAAAGCTTTAGCAGAGAAAACTCTAAAAGGTAAGGTTCCTGATGAGAATCTTCCACATGTTCGTCCATTTTATTTTTATTTGGACTATGCTGAGAGGCATCAAAATATCACATTCTCTTCCTTCATTGAAGGATTCATGGATGAGGTTGGTATGGAATTTGACCCAGAAATGGAAAGAGAATTCGAAGATTTCACCGAAGAAGAATTGAATTCTCCTATTCTTGAATTGTTTAAGTTTGATGGAGAGACATATAAATTTTCCTTCAATGAACTAGTCGATACTCTAACTGAGTATGTGATTAGGACAAAGACTTCCGGGTTTGAATACGATTGGTAAAACACTAGCGTAAGCTATTTACATGAAAGTCAAAGAAGTCAAAGACATTCCAAAGGAATGGAAGACTATTAGTGCTCGCAAGAACGTTACATATCCCGACTATATTTCCATCGGACCAAAGGGTGAACTCTATGCCAATACCAAAGAGTTCGTAGAACAAAACATGACAATTATTGATTAATATGCAACAAGTAAAATCATTCAAAACAAAGGATGGTCGTCTATTTGATGATCGCATTCAAGCGGAAAACCATGAACTCATGCTGAATATTCGTGGATTCCTCCAATCATCCGGTAAGGGTGGTAATCTTACTGCTACTGATGTAGCTGTATTCCTGTCACAACACCAGAATCCACTCTATGATATCCTCGGTAAATATCGTAGGACTATGGCTGGTATCAAATCCAATGCTGCCAAATCATGAAAGGTTATATAGGAGAATTTGATGTCGATATTACCAAGACTTCATTCTTTAAGGATTACACTGCTCTTGATTGGATAGAATATTGGATCGCATCATATGGTCAAATTGATGGATCACATCATAAAGATTGGGTGATGGATCAAGTTATGAGGATCATCAAAGGAACCCCAGTCATCATTAAAGAAGCTAGGTGGGACGGTGAGGATGCAAAATTTGAAGAATATCGAATCTCTCTGGACACCCCATCTAAAGAATACGAAAATTTCGTTGAAGAGTATGAACAAGATGGAGAATACTCTTGGGATACTGGAATTGCCCCTTGACTTTATAAAACACTAGAGTAAACTATACGAACATGAAATACGCAATTAATACGAAAGCGATTCTTCTCTTCATTGGAGGAAAGAATATCCGTATCGAAAAGACCGATAAGGATTACGCGAAAATTATTCAAGTCTTCAAGCTTCCTGCTGATGAGCAAGAGGATGCTGTCAATAAGATTCTTAATCCTAAGATCAATGCTGCTGCCATTATTAATCAATCCGAAGGGTTTGACTTCATTGTGGAAGATGGTGTTGAAAGTGTCTGGTATGATGGTGAACAACTTCCAAAGGCTTTCCAAGATAAGATCCTCTCTATCGTTGCTGAAGATCTTCCACTTGATCACTTTGTCAAGTTCTGGGAAAACCTTTCACAGAATCCATCTGCACAATCCGTTAAGGAACTTACAGATTTCTTGGATTATAAGGAACTTGCTATTACTGAAGATGGTTGTTTCCTTGCTTACAAGGGTGTCAGAACCGATTACTACTCTTCTACTGGTAACACTGAGACAAAGGTGCTCCAAGGCAAGGTAGACGATACTGGACGCATCTATAATGGTATTGGTGAAGTTATCGAAGTTCGTCGTCGTGATGTCAACGATGATCGTAATATTCATTGTTCATCTGGTCTCCATTGTGGATCTCTTGATTATGCTCGCGGATTTGCTCCAAAGCTTATCATCGTCAAAGTCAATCCAAAGGATGTTGTATCTGTGCCTAATGACTGCAATTGTCAAAAGTGCCGCGTGACTAAGTATGAGGTTGTTTCTGACTTCGTTGAAGAAATCGTCTTCTCTGTTGTCGATGAAAACCTTGCACCTTTGACTAAGGTTGATGATGGTGCTGCTGATACTTCCCGCAAGGATGTTATCGCCAAGGTTGCAAGATATATGCAAAACAAGCGCAATGCTGGTGTAGATGAAATCACTGTTCGACAAATCCAAAACTCTTTCACACCTAATTGGGTGAGCAAAGAAGAAGTCTTGGATGCTCTCCAATCTCTGGAAGCTAGTTGGACACAAGTTGATGGAACTCTTGTAGTATTGCTGTAATTCAAATGGAGCAGGGTGTGAAATACCACCCTGCTTACAACTCAAAATAATATGGACCCTTTTCTATTTTTCATCTTGGTAATAATTGGTATAGCAATCTCTATTATTGGCGTGGCTATTGATAACGAATTTGGTGTGATAATTGGTATAATTATGACTATTGGAGTATTAATCTTTTGCAGTATTGCACCCGCAGGTAAGTGGACTTATGTTAAACATCCTGCCACTGCGACAATCGTAAATGAACAAATAATTGTTCAAGCAAAAGATCCAAATATTAAAAGTTTGATCGAGACCAATATGAGATTTATCGGTAAAGAAGTAGATATTGTCGAGATTCAACCACGTAATATATGGGGTGGGAACATGGGTTCCTCATTTCAGGTGGAACTAAAAGGAAAAGCAGAACAATAAAACACTAGACTATAATCACATTATGAAAGTATTTCAAGGAGAAGGTTGGTCCAGCAAAGTAAACTTTGTTGATGAAAATAATGTCTTAGTTGGATACGATATGGGACAATCGTGCTGTGAACATGCTGACTGGTTCATCAATAATGAAATTCATTATGATACCGATAAGAGCAACGATGGCTATGATAAAGCTGCTGAAGATTTGGAAGGATATAGATTTGACACCGAATTCTTCCAAGAATCCAATGCGGGTTGCTACGATGGCGCAATGGCAATCTTCAAGCTTGTGAATGAATCAAATGGTGGAGTGAAATATCTTCATCTGTTCAATGTCCACAATGGATATTATGGACATGGATTTGAAATGACTGTAAATGGTGGTAGACTCCACGACGGCACACTTTAACAATAAAACACTAGAATATATTAGCAATATGCAAACTATCATTAAAACATATATCAGAGACGAAAAAACCAAACAGCCCCGTGGTATCGCAGTAGCGATTAAAAACGGTGATACTGTTGATTACGGATTCTCCCTATGCAACACTCGCCTAGATCGTTGGGATAAGAAGCTCGGCACTAAGATCGCTATCGGTCGTGCTACTGCTCCACAATATCAACTTCCGGGTGTGCCTGAGCGTGAGAAGGCTGTGCTTGATGCTTTCGAGCGTCTTGAAAAGCGTGCTATCAAGTATTTCCGAGATCTGGATTATGATAAGATTGCTCTCAAGGGTCATCTTGGATTCGATCCACTCAATATCCCTAGCGAGGGATAACTTTGGATTATGTGGTAAAACACATGGGGGAAATCATAACAAGAACCGCTGGCTATACAATGCGTAATTCTCCTTGTTTCTGTCGCGGGTATAATAGAAACAATTCAGTTCAAAGCGTGTTCGTTTAAATTCTTAAGACGGGCGGATAGTATCCGTGAGATGTTGGATTCGACTCCAACACATGCTTCTTTAAGTGATACCATTATTGGAGAGTGGTTGTATATCAATACAGGACGGGATAAAGGTAATATACATTGGGGTCGGCACTGGTGATATGTTATTCCTGAAAACGATTATGTATCGTTCGTTGTAGGTTCAATTCCTGCTCACTTAATCATTATAGATTTATTTTAAATAGCAGTGTGGAAGCTAAGTTTAGGCGAGGACGTATTCCTCATGCGAGCGGAGACATACTTATGTAGTGGTGAAGACACTTGATATTAGTCCAGTAGTAATCCCCAAAGATCAAGAGAAAGGGAAGTAGGAGTGGCGACCTACCTATTTAAAATAAAGGGATTGTCCTAATGCATACATATGCGAGTTGCAACTCAATTATGTGGAAGATGGTAGTTAGGGATGTTGCAACGTCGGTGGTTCGATTCCATCCAATCTCTCATAAAGGTTCGGCGTCTGCGAGGAAAGAATAGATAAATCTTAATCCTCAATAATGACGAGTATACCCGGACACCATTTTATGAAGAAAGATTGGAAAACATATCAAGTTAATATTCCCGGTAAAGGTGTTAAGTTGATATCAGAGCTTACTATAACAGAAGCTCGAAACGAATTGTGTGAATGTATAGACATTCTGGAAAAGGTTCTGGATTGTAATAGACAAGCCCTAAAAATAGCAAACAATGAAGACTAAGTCATTATCCCTCCAAGGGTTCGAGTTCGGTAGAGTTACAAAGAATCATGAAGATCAAGATAGGCAAACGTTCTGGAATGAACATGTTATCTATGGTGATATGATCTATGATGATTACAAAGAATGGGAAGCTGGTTATCGATTGGGATTGGTTCATATTTCTGGAGAAGAATTAAACACTAGTATAACATATTAACATGAGTGCAAATTTTGATTGGGGCGACGATATAATCGATTCGCGTGATGTCATAACAAGACTGGAAGAATTCCAAGATGAGTTCGATCTTCTTGAATCTGCCTTGGAAGATGCTAAAGATGATCTTATGGCCCATCGAATGGATAATCTTGATTTTGTAGAGAATGAAGATGAACCTTTAGTGATGGCAGTCGAAGAAGCTCAAGAAGCTTTGGATCAATTCAATCAATCCTTCGACAAGGATGAGTTGGATACTCTGGTCGAAGTTAATAGAGATGCGGAACATGCACCTGATTGGATTTATGGAACCTCATTAATTCTCGAATCATATTTTACGGATTATATCAAAGATTTGATTGGTGATTGTTATGAGGAACCGAAGGGTTTGGACTCTTGGCCATGGAACAACATGAGTATGGATTGGGAAGCTGCTGCTGAAGAAGCAAAGGTAGACTATTTTGATATTGAAGTTGAAGGTTATACATATTTCATTAGAGGATGAAGACTTTATTTAATAAGTATTTCAAGTCCATGAAGGATAATGGGATTAGGATAGTTCTATTACATCATCCTGAACCTAAGCCTGATTCATTTAGAAAATCTGATTATATCATTATCGATAGCATTCCACCTCTCCCATCTTATGACATACCGAAACTTATCAATACAAGAACTAAAGACCAACTACTCTGATAGGCACGGTTTTATATTCACATCTAATGGTCCATCACAAAAAACTAGTTGTGAAAAGCTGATGATACAAATAAAGGAAAAGGATATCTGTAAATATGAGCCTGACTTTATTAATGAGTTCTCTCCAACCACTTATGCGTTTGTCTATCCCGAAGGTGTATCATTTGATTCGGGGGACTTTTTTAAGTATTCACAACACGCATCTGCTATGATGATGGGCATGTTTAAGATTGATTCACTCGCAGCATTTTTGAAAGATCATTAATATGGAAGAAGATCGTAAAAGCTATCTATTGCATTCCATTTGGAATATGTCTAGTGCAACTGATGTATTAGAGGATCAAGAAATATTCCTAACATATTCTAACATAGCTGAGATTTTCTATAAGGCTGGGTTGATGTCGGATGAAGAATACGATGAATTGGTAAGAGACTTTGACGAAAATGAAGAGTATCACGTTAAGAGAATGCGTGGAGAAGTTGATCTAGTAAAAGAGCGAGAAGAATGGGTGGAAAATGTTGTCGGGACTTTATGCGGATGTTCTTCTGGTGTGGCGACTGATGCCATTATCGAATACTGTAAACGTCCAGATATTTATTGGAAGGACAGGGATAGGATCGTTGAAGCTATTACACCTAAACGTGAGCCTATTGTTTATCCTAAGATTCCGAGAGATTGGGATGTTTAAAACACTAGGATAATATAACTTCATCGATCTGACAAACTTATAAATCTGACAAATTCATGAATCCACCACAAAACATATACGCTCTCATTTCATTCTCACAGTCCCATATTGATGGGTGGGAGAAGATGCGAAAGGATGAAGCGGACTACATGAAGTTGGTGGAAGGAATGTCTAGGCAAGAAAGAAAAGAATTCCATACCAAATGGAGAAAAGAAAATCCTCACGTTCCAGAAACCAGAATCAACCTTGGTAAAGCTTATCGTGGGTGTTTCTTGGATAGGGATGAATTAATTGCGCTTATCGAACAGGAAGATTCTCCTTATGGTCTGTGCGAATGTTATTATGAGTATCTCTTGATCGAGAAAAGAACCATCGGAGAGATCGATGATGTCTGTTGGGGCGATCAAGAAGATGCTGAAACTTGGTTCAAGTTGGAAAACAATGACAATGGGTCTATTAAGTATGTTAGAATCGATAAACCAGAATGTTTCAAACAAACATGCAACTTCCTATAAGAGGAAAATGGAGATCCCATGGTAATGTTATTAAGCTATGTGAGGTAGTTTATTACTTGGGGAGGAATAAGATACCATATCAGTGTAATAATATGGATACCATTTATATCCCAGCTATTCAGGTTTATGATTTAGATATTAAGTTTAAATCGAATAGACAATTCATCGCCTTCAAGAAAAGGTTTGGTTAAACACTAAAGTATTCTATTGTTATGGAAACTGATAAATTCATAGAAGAACTCCGAGAGAAGTTCTATAATAAGAATACGTGGTATAAGTCAGGTCATGCTCTACAAGACTCAGTGATGTCCACTATCAAAAGTTTCATCATCAAGAAGAATCTTGTTCTCATTCCTAAAGTGGAATTGGATAAAATGAAAGCTTCATTACATAAGAACGGGATATCTTATTAAACACTAGAATATATTTCAGTTATGAAATACTTTCTTGATAAGTTGTGATAGTTCGACACATTAAGAAAAATTCTTCGTCGGTTTTATCTTGTAACATTATGTTAACCCATTTCTGAACCAATCTAATATTGGATGGATGATTGGTTCCTCCTTTGCTTATTGGAATAATATGATCCACTGACATATTAGACGCATTCAATCTTATTCCTGTTAAAGGACATATCAATCTTTGTTTCTTTGCGATCTTCCAAAGATCTCCAGCAGTTATAACATAAAAATCCTGTTTATTTTTTCTAATAAAAGTTCTATTGGCATATCCTGCCAATTTTTTAAATCTGCATTTACTATTATAAATCTTACTTCTTTCTTTCCCTTCGGTTGGAAAATTTTTCCTACGTTTTCTACTACTCTCTAAATGCTTTTGTTTATTGAGTGGATCTGAATAATACTCTTTGCCGTTATTGGAATACCATCTCTTATTAGACTCGGAAGCGTTTTTCCTGACCCATCCTTTCCATTTATTGATGGTGTATTTAGATACGTCAAATTTTTTACAGGTATCCGAAATAGTATTATTCTTTTCAAACTCCATTATTTCTAATTTCATTTCTTCCGAAAAAATTTTCCTTGGTTTAGATTGTTTGATCATTATTCTTATTTAGTAGAATAAAGACAAACTTTTCGATAAAACACTAAAATATATTCATGGCATGTCGCTGCTTACCACAAATACAAAATTAGAAAAGTCCCTATCTCTGGGCTATCGCACGTTTGGGATTCATCTCGCACCTCATACGTTATCAGGAAAAAATATGTGTCCTGATGCATCTGAAGGATGTGCAAAGGCTTGTTTATTCGGGGCGGGCTTTGGAAGCTACCCATTTGTTCAACAAGCTCGGATTCGTAAGACCCAACTCTTCACTTCCAATAACAAAGCTTTCCTTCAAACCCTAATCGGTGAAGTTGAAACTGCTATTCGTAGAACTCGAAAGAATGGTCTTATCCCTTGCTTTCGTTTGAATCTTACCTCTGATATCCCTTGGGAGAATATTAAGATTGATGGTAAGAACATTATGGAAATGTTTCCTGATGTTCAATTCTATGATTACGGGAAGAATCTTAAAAGGATGATCAAGTTTCTAATGGGTGAAATGCCTAAGAACTATCACCTCACATTCTCTCGTTCCGAGACAAATCAAGATGCTTGTGAAATTGTTATGGGGATGGGTGGATCGGTAGCTATGGTATTTAAGGATCGTATCCCTAAAAAATATATGGGTAAGGAGGTCGTAGAAGGTGACTCTAATGATCTCAGATTTTTGAATCCTAATGGTGTTATTATTGGACTCATTGCCAAAGGAACCAAAGGAAAAAAAGATACTAGTGGGTTTGTTATTGAACTATAAAACACTAGGTTATACTTAATACATGAAAAGGTTCTTCGGAAGAATTCGCGCTTACTTTTGTAAACATGAAATACTTATCCTGATGCCTGATAACTTTTGTGCTCTCCGGGAATATGAGACAAGGTCAGATGACTATTGTTACTACGGTTACTCGAAATGTAGGTGTGCTAATTGTGGAAATATTGTAATGTTTGAAAGATTCGAAACTTTTCAGAAACCTCAACCAACTTTATATGATCAAGATTCATAGATACATCGAACCAATTACTGAGGATGTCTCTCTACTTCATGGTGTATATCATCGAGTGATTGATGATATGGTTGTCATTGATGGGTTGTCTACTCATAGAGTAGAAAATGGTATCGTGGTCCAACAAATGATTAGTCCTGATAAAATTCATAACAATATAATTCTAATTGCCGCTCAGACGATTTTGTTCTCTGACAAAGTGATGGATATCAGTGGAAAACATCTTCTTTAAACACTAAAGTATCATAACGATATGAAATGGCTAACCCGACAATTCTACAAGCTCACTCTTAGAAACTATGATGATCAAATCAAGTCCGCTAAGATGACAACCTCAATGATCTTATCATCCACCAATGGAAAGATTGGACACTTCTATAATGGAGATGGTGATAAAATTCGTGGATGGGAAGGTAAGACTTATCACTTCCCGAATGAAATGCATCCTCTCGTAAAGCAATACTATTAATAAAACACTAGAACATAATCTACTCATGACTACTACATCTATCGCGCTTTCAGCGGACGTTATCAAAAACAAACTTTTGTCCAGTAAGGGACAATTCGTTAAGGCTGCTTGGAAATCCAATCCTAAGCCAGCGGCAGCGCATAAGAATACTGTGCTCGAAAAACACACGGTTGCTGTTGTTCAAGCTGGTGTGAATTATACCAATCTTTCTTCTGTCAAGAAAGGTATTGCTGATGGAACTCGCGGAGAAGTTCAAGAACTCCCTTGGGGAACTTGGAAACTTGATGAATCTGGGAACAGTATGTTCCCCTACATTATTACTCATAAAGATCAAGATTATCTCAGACTTTACCCAAGTGGGGCAGCAAATCATATTCCAAAATCTGTTTTCTTTGTAGATGGTGAACTTGTAGATAAAGCAGAATTTGCCAAGTATTTGACTCCCGCAGAAGCTAAAAAGCTTCTCGATCCTTCGGATGAAGATCGACCAGCATGTTTCACAATTAAAGCAGATAACATTCTCAACATTCCAGAGGATGTAGAAGGCTGATTTCGTTACACATCTTCAAGAAGAGTTCTACTGGATATTCTTGTTTCATAAAGTTTACAATAGAGCAACACAATACGATGTTGTCTCTATTGTATCCTATTCTAGAATCGATTCTATCGATAGATAGAGAGTTGACGGTATCCGTTTTTAATGCTAATTCCATTACCCTCCCGCTATAGTAACATAAACCTTTTTGTTTAGAGTATTGGCACAATAAATCTTCTAAGGTCAGAGCGCATGTGGGAAGTTTTTTCCTCTGTTTACACTCTACTAATTTATTATTTAAATAATTTTCCAGAGAAGAATTGTTCTTCTTTTGCTTAGTTAAAAGTTTAATGGGGCCTCTAAGCTTTTCACATTCTATGCACCTACTTGGATTATTCGTATACCATTCGCTCAGTGGTTTTATATGCTGACAACTTGGACATTTTCTTTTAGATTCTAATAACAATATTTTTTGAAAACTCTCGACATTTTTCTTTTTGATAGGTGGTAGATTATTCTTCGCTCTCAATCTTTCTAAAATTGGCCTAGGGATATTAAACATATCAACTAAATGTGGATAATCCACATCTTTATTGTTGATCATATAAGCAATAATAGTCTCTTCCTTTTCTGGCAAAATATAACTACCATTCTTCAATAATTTTACCAAAGATTGTTTTCCCCTAGGTTTGGAATAGGTTCTTTGATAGTTTGATTCTGCCTCGATACATTTTTCCAATTCAGTCATATTATTATTTAATAAATTACGTTGAATTATTTGTGGATTTTTGAGTATATCCACAAATAATTGCCCACACAATAAAACACTAGGATACAATCTAAACATGGAAATTGAGTTCATGGTTGAACGATTCGAAGATGATGATTCATCTTGGGAGGCACTGTTTGTCAAAACTCCTGAAAGGGATTGGCATATGGCGCAACCTAATTATGGAACGGAAGACGAATTTGAAATTCGTTCCATCATTAGTAGGGTTCGATATTTCGATAGTCTCAAAGATTCGTACAATGAATTTCTTAAAGGTATGAATATCGAGGATCAATTCAATAAGGTCGATGATTCCTTGGGGTCTTATGACAGTCTTTATACTCTGATTTTGGACGGTGTTATCATTTTCGAGACAGCGGATGGACAATTCGAGGTTGGTTATGAAACATATGATTCTGGTTCTTATTGGGAACCACCTTCACTAGATTACAATACACACTCCACCCATAAAAGTTTATTCGGTGCCATAAATGATGCCGTTGGAATTTACATGGGAAATAGATTCCAACAATTTCAAGAAGCTGATTATATTTTATCGGATATTGCTGGCGAGACTTGGTCTGAAACTTATTAATTTATGCGAAACCTACTATACACACTAATCGGGCTGCTCACAGCAATCATCGGATATGGAATCCACGGAAGTCTTTTCTGGTCGATCATGAATTGGATTTTCTGGCCCATTTCATGGTTGTGGTGGATGATCACACATCAAGTATCAATTTCAATCATCAAAGAAGCATTTGCATTTTTTCTAAACTAAAATATTATGTCAAACAATACATCATCAAGTGGCGGGATCGGATTTGCTGGTCTCCTAACTGTCCTATTTATCGGACTCAAACTTACCGGATTCATTACATGGTCTTGGTTGTGGGTTCTTTCTCCTCTCTGGATTAGCTTTTTGCTTGTGATCTTAATTATTGTGGTCGCTCTTATCATTGCAGCTTTTGTGAATCGTTAATCATAAAACACTAGAATATACTGAACGAGTATGGAAACTAAAACTAAAACAAAGCAGTTCGTTGTCAATGTCAGCGAGAAACAAAAGGAAACTCTTCAATCTCTGAAGGAAGAATTCAATCTCTCTGACAAGAGTGTGATTGAACTTCTCTTGGAAGTTGCAACCAATGGTCGCCAAGGCGTTACCGCTGATGATGATGGCAATCCTGTCGAGGTTGATACCTTTGCAGTCGTTGTCAAAGGTCTTGGTCTCGCCAAGCCTGAAAAGGTTGTGAAAGAAAAGGTTGAGAAGGTTGAACTTACTCCTGAACAAAAGGCTCAACGCAAACTGGAGCGTCAACTTGCTAATCTTCAAAAGAAGTTGGCTGAAGCTGCTGCTCCTTCTGTCGAGACTACTGAAGCAGATGAGCCAGAAACTCTGGTTGTTTCGGGAGTCTGATAATTCCAAGCTATCGTTGGGTTGAAGCTGAGTGGCTTCTAATTGTTTGTATTTTTTTCATAGAACAACCCAACGATAGCTTTCTCTTTTTATGAATAATATAACAAATCTTTTCGGTGGACTACGAATCTTTATTGGACTTCTTCTTTTATCTTTTGGTTGCTTTTTGGATTTTAGCGGCTGGGGAATTGGGACTGGTTTAAGATTCATGTCTGGTCTGATGGGAGCGTATCTTATTATTGGATATAGTAGGAGTGGATTTGGATATGTTATTGGAATGATTTGGGGATTGATTCTCTATTCATTCGCTATCAGGTCTGGTGTTCTAACCATCATACCCGATTTCATTACTCTTGAAGGATTTCCTAAGATCGCTATACGTATCGCTGGAGCATTCTTTTTTATTCTTGGATTGAAAGACGTTAAGAAAAACTAACATGGGACATAGATTCAATATAGATATAACTCTTCATCGTTGGAGTTGTGGTGATGGATGTTGTTCTGATAGTGGGATCAAATATATTTGTTACGATAAACAATCTAAAAAGGTAGTCAACGAACATGATGATTGGGAGTATAATCGATCATGGGGGTGGTTGTTTCAGATCTCTGAAGATAAAATGACAAAACTTCTTGGTAGAAATCCTGTGAGGAATGAAGATTATTATATTTCATTCTGGGGAAAAGAATCAGGTAGTGATAATGTATATGATGAGGACTTGGAGTGGATGCGCTGATTAAACACTAACGTAAACTCTATACATGACTGCTCACTATTGCACAATCACTGAGTTGGAAATGGATGCTATCTTTAAGCCTGAAAAGAATTGGGTTAAAGAATACTCCGGTCATCATTCTGAGATCGTTTATACCAAGTGTCTCAAGTCTCGCCCATATATTAAGCTGATGGTTTACTCCTCGCTTAATAAGAACAATGGAGTCTCTGCTGGGTGCGGTAAAGATGCTATTCGTGTCGCCGTTATCAACACCAATACAAACAGGGGAGTAATCAAATCAAAAAGAATCAATAGAGTCCCTAATTGGGAAACAAGACTAATTACAAGAGTCCAAGAAATTTGGACAGACCTAATAAAACACTAAACTATAATAATCATATGAAAGAAGCACAATTCCTAACAAAGTCCCCTGAAGAACAAAGGGCAATTATTTCACTCCTATACTCTTTTGGGTATAAAAAAGATAACTTGACACTTGATAAGTGTGTGGGTGCTCTCAAGGAATATCCATATATAATTATTTATGATGATAAAGTCATTGGCGCTAACTACACTAGCCATTCTAAGTATGTACATAATAGTTTTACAATTTCAGATATTTCTATTGGTGAACTCGTGGAGTTTCTGACAGAAAAACCTTCGGTATTGGTCTCTGGTTTTGGCGATTATTCTGCTGAAGTCTTTGCCGATGAACTCTTTATCGGTGGACCCGGTGTCACTGTTCCATTTGATCGAGTCAAAGAAATTTATGATATCATTACCTTCAAACCAGAATCATTTGATCAGCTTCATATTACCGTGAATAATGATGCAGAACGAAGATTTCTAATTCATGCTCTGAGTTCATTTGGCTACAATAGTTATTTTGGAACCATTGCAGAATGGTGTGATGATTGCTCCAAGGAAAATTATAAAAGTATTGTCGTATATGGTGATGTGAAAAGTTTCGGTGCTAATTATTCATACAGAGAGTATACTGGTAGAACCGAATATGTATTCTCCCGTGATATGGATGAACTTTATCCTCTTCTTACTGGAGGCTCATCTAAAAAGAGCAAAGTCGAAGATATCGCAGGATTTGATGTCGAGATTCGTAAAGATACTGTTCGAGTTGGTTGCCAATATATCACATATGATAAGGTCGAAGAGGCTTATACCGCAATGATTAAACTTCAAGCACAATAATATGAGACTAAACATCACAACACATACTAAAACAGAGCATAAAGCTCTAATGGCTCTACTATATTCTCTCGGATATACGTATCATGAAGTAGAGACATATCAAGAAGCCCATGCAATATATCATGGTTATGATAATACTGTCGTCAAAGACAATATGAGGTTGGCCGGTAATACTGGCCCCAACATATATTATACTGATCGAGAATATATCTTCTCCAAAGATCTATCAGAGTTTCTTCAAGCATTGTTTAAAACCAAACCAATTAATGTTGGTGATTATAAGGCAGAAGTCAATCGTGACACGCTTTATATTAATGGTGCTGATATCTCCTTTGAGACTATCTCGGGTCTTCGTGATAAAATTCTTTCAAGGAAATCCGTTAAAAAACGCGATTTCCGCATGAATATCACTATTAATAGTTCTATTGAACGAAAGGCACTTATCTATGTCCTAAGCTCACTCGGATATCTCAATAGATATAACGACACCGTTGAAAAGTGGATTGCTGCTTGGGATGAGAAAGACTATCGTAGCGTTCTAATTTACTCTGATAGTATGTATGTCGGAGCAAATGATACTTACTCTCCTAATTCTTATGATGAGAAGGAGTATCATTTCTCAAAAGACTTGGCAGAAATCGAAGCTTATGCCACTGACACCCAAAATAAGAGTGTTGAACCTGATGAACCTATTGGATATATTGCTGGTTATAATTCGAGAATCACATCTACTGATGTTGTAGTGGGTTGTCAGGTTATTCCTCATGCCAAGGTCATTGAGATTTATGACACCATGGTAAGTCTTCGTTAAACACTACAATATCATATTCATATGGACAAGAAAGAATACCGAATCACTATGACAATCAACGTCTTTATCCCCGCTGAATCTGAAGAAGAAGCTCAACAAATCTTTGAAAATATGTATTACGAATTCAAAGATGATAAAGGACGATTCGAAACTTTTCTAGTCGAATTTGGTGATATCGAAGAGGTTGTGGGATAAATACTAACCTTAGCAAGGTCGTAAAGTGCGCGTAGCCGAATTGGTATAGGCAGCAGACTTTTTCCGAGTGGATACTTAATTAGAATCCATTCCAAAAAATCTGTAATCTGTGGGTTCGAGTCCCACCGCGCATACCAAAATAATAATCATATGATTCTCGAAGGCATATTAGAAGGAGAAGAAATCCTACCAGAAGATCATCCTATTCACTGGGATTATTGTTATGTGTGTGATGGTAAAGTAGAACTATCACCTCTGGGTGGTGGCGCTACTGTTCGCGATTGGAAACGATCAGATGGGTTTAAAGAGATTCGATCATGTAAAATGGTTGAACGTGGATTCTTTAAACACTAGAGTAATATAGTCGTATGACACGAATACGAGTTAACTGATATTAAAGGGATTGTAGCTCAGTGGTTAGAGCAGGGGTCTCTTTGGAGCTATCGCATTAAATTGAGATAGTTTAAAATAAACCCTTGGTCCTTGGTTCGAATCCAAGCGGTCCCACAAAATGTCATGTGTAACTCAGTGGTCAGAGTCTCTGTTTTATAAATGGAAAGCCCTTACAAGGTATACGGGAGTTCAATTCTCCTCACATGAACCATATACTTATGAACAATCATCTTTGGTGGATATCCAATTCCTTTAAGAAAAGACATGATGGGCAAATTATTGATTATTGGGATGGAAAATACCCAACATTTATAATGACTAGAAGAGAACAGGTTAAGTTCTGGATTCGCTTATATAGAACCTCTATTAAACACTAGCATACAATCATAGTATGAACAAACTAGATAGGCTTAAAGAAATTTCTCAAGAGTTGCATGATATCGCCAATTCTTATGCTGGTGATGAAACTGGGTTGGAAGCAACTCTATTGCATCTCGCAGGTGGAAATATTCAAACTGTCACAGATTCCCTCGATGGGGTCGGCGGAATTAATTCATTCGAAGTTGCACAACGTTATATGAAATGGTCGCAACAAATTTCATTCCTTGAAAGTTTAGGACTTTAATATGAACACCGTAACATTTAGATCATATACTTGGGATGAGTGGGTCGCTGATATCATTGTCAAGACTCAAGAGGCATTCATTTGTGGTGATATTGATTTGGATGATCTTATTCATGCCCCAAAGTTAGATCCTGATAACCCTCAACCTTTCTGTAAGGCTTTCATGTTTGAGCAATTATACGAGAATCGTGTATTTGTCTCTGACCATAAAACAAAAGATTGCTACTGGTTTATCAATAGTGATAACACTGCTTGTATATTCTATCCTAAGCTATGAGTGAGACGGTGGAGGTAGGACCATTCAAGTTCCACAAGTCTTTTGTGGACACTTATAGAGGTCTTGATATCATACAGACCAGACGAAAGCTGAAGATTTGGTATACGAAATCTGGTCAAGATCTAATCATCAGGTATCTGAAAGATAATAACATCATTAAACACTAGGACATAATAACTACATGAAAAAAACTGAAGAACCGGGAATTTTTGCATATGGAGTCGTTTATATTATGTATTCTCTACTCTTAGCTTGGTGGGGAACTTGGATTCTACCACACTTCACCGAACAAGTATTCGGATATTGGCAACTCGCTGGATTTTTGCTCCTTGCTTATCTTTTTGCCTTACCAAAAGAAATTATCTGGTTGCCATATTTTCTCTGTGCAACATCCACTATCTATATTTGGTTGTTTCTGTAAATGTTCTGTTCCACACCATAAAAAGTGGAAAGTATGTGGAATGTGTAAACACAAGAGAATATAAAACACTACACTATACTCATATCATGATCGAAGACGATATTATGCAAGTTGCGCTCGACATTCATGAAAAGAATGTTCTCGATGCAAGGATCAAAGAAGCTGTTCAAGCTATCAACGAAGTTGAGTGTGCTCTCAATGAGAAACAAGTAAGGGTTCAGATCCTTAAACAACAAGTCGAAGATGCACTGGTGGAGATGAATAAATACGCTGCTGCTAGGCAAAACTTTTTCTCGCATCGTGATATTGAAACTTTCCGCAAAGAAGTTAAGACAAAATCTACACTCGTTTGCTGATATGTATCAAGGAATCAGTCAAGTTTTTGAGTTGGATATCAACATAGACGATATCAGTTATTACTACGGCGAGTATCATCTGGGTGGTGATGTGAAGGAGTTCATCGAAAAGATTGACGACCTTGGCACAGGTAAGTATAAAATCACAGTGGAACGAATCGATGACTAGTAAACTAATTAGACTCCCTAATGGTCCTTATATCAGGACAGAGAATATTGTTTCTATTGGTGAACCTTGGGATATTCATGGTGAATGGTTCTACTCTATTTGCTATGTTCGCGCAGATGGTGAGAAAGATTACTATAAAGTCACACTATCCCCAACATTTGTCAAAACTGAAGAAAGAGCACAGGATTTTATCGACAGTTTTGTTTTGCGACTAAATAATCTTCTATAAGATTTTAAAGGCTTGGTAGCTCAGTGGAATAGAGCAACGGTTTTCTAAACCGTGGGTCATTGGTTCGAATCCAATCCGAGTCACCATCTTAAATCCTCTCATGGTTGAAAGCATAGAAATATGTAAGAGTTGAATAAAGTGTTGCCTGCAACTTCCCGGTAAAGCATAAGAAAACGGAAAAGAAGAAAAAACTTAACACAAAGATAGGGGTGAGGACGACCTATCATTTTTTAATGAATAGTAAAGATCTACAAGTCGGTGATTGGGTCACTATTCCTTGGATTGTTTATAAGTTATACATCGTATCAGTAGATGATGATAAGTTTCATGTCTCCTCCCCCTCATGGAGAGTCGGTGATACGATAAAGTTTAAACACTGGCAATTTAGAGAAGAGGGAACAATCAAAAATCTCGGTAAAGGTAAACCAAATCCTCTATACAATAAAATTACAAAACTATCTGGGTTTGTGCATCCCACGATGCAACCATAAAACACTAGAATATACTAATCACATGAGAAAGATTACCAAAGAAGCTGTCGAAGCCTTTCTAAAGGGATGCAATTTTAAATCTGATAATACTGAAGTTAATGTGACTCGTCACAATGTCGGATACTATCTCCACGATAATCTAATTGCTTTGAAGTCTGGTGATAAAATTGAGGTCTCTCTTGCTGGTTGGAATACTAAGACCACCCGCGAAAGACTTAATGGTATTCCCGGTGTGAGCATTCATACGGTGAAAGGTGTGCCTATTCTCAATGGGCAAATCATCGAAGACGATAAATTCTATACTGTATAAACACTAAAATAAAATAATGTTATGAACGACAAACTAGAAAATCAATTGAGTAATCTATTAACATGGGCTGAACAAGCTACTTCCACTACCGTTGCATTTGTATCTGAACAAACCCCCTTGTACATTACGGAACTTCTCCAATACAATTTTTATCTGTCATTGGTTTGTTTCGTATTATTTGGTTTGTTGTTAGTAGTAGGTATCTTTTTAAACATTATTTTCATTAAATGGATGAAAACGAATAATGATTGGGAAATGACTCCGCTTATATTTATTACTGTGATTCCTATTATTTTTGGAATCTTTGGAACGGTTAATAATGCTGATTGGGTGAAAATTAAACTTGCTCCTAGAGTTTATATTGTAGATTATCTACGTGGCGAAATTCAAAAGTGATTAACCACTAAGCTAAAATAATAGCATGAAAATCAATTCTGTTGTCACGTATCTGATCAATGAGTTGAAAGCTATACACAATCCCTTTATGGCTGAAGCATATCTTCAAAGGAGAGGATTCAATGTTATTGGTAGAGGTTGTGAATCAATTGCATTTTCTCGGTCTGGTTTTGAGTATGTCATCAAAGTAATGTTTGATAGTCATTATAAAACAAATGGTAGACATGTTCGTGATATCCCTTCAGATAAACATTTCACAGATACTCTATTGATTGATAGTGGACACTTTCCTATCGTCATTCAGAAGAAAGTTGTTTGTTGTTCTAGAATGAGATATAACACTCCTGCGTTTAGAAGATTGAAAAAGTTTATAAAGTTCATTGAAAACAAATGGCCCAACATTAACGATCTTAGTAAGAATAATATCGGTATGGATCGTGGACAATTCAAGATCTTTGATTGGTCTGATGAAAATTATGCAGGCTCAACTTATTAAACACTAGAATATACTTACACCATGAAGAACATCCTCGAATTCAAACAGGAACTCAATTTGCAAACTAGTTATTCACGCATTGATCTTGGAATGCATTTCAATCGCATGGAATTAAACATTCGACCTGATGGATATGGTGGATGTATCATTTGGAACTATGGCAAACAAGCTGCTGATGAAGATGAAACAATAATTGGATTATCTTTTAATGGTAATGGAGAACTTTGTGACTATGATGGAGTATTTGAACTCCCCAAAGAAGCTATCACACTCCTTCGATCCAATGGATATGATCTGGATGAGGATATGAAAGAATCCTTTCCCGATGAAGAAGAAACAGATTGGACAATGGAATAATTATGAAACATATCATAGAACTCATTTTGGGATTTGGTATTGGTTGGACTGTTGGATCAGTTCTATTTCACGAATACCAAAATTTGATTAATAAAATTGTAGCAATTGTTACACTAATTCTTTGGTGTGTTTATTCTCTGAAATTCTGATATGCTCACACCAAAGTATTACAATCAACTCTTTGCTTATACTCTCGGAGTGAATGAATCTCCTGAGATGGCAGAGAAACAAGCTAGGGAGTTCGAACAGAAGTTCAATGCTCTTGGAAAGTATGATCAATTAACATTATCCATAACAATGGAGAGTGGTAATTGGGAGGAGGCTTTCAATATTATTGGGGAGATGTAACTATCCTATCATCACCCTTTATTGGTGCAAGTCCAATCACACAAAACTAAGCAATATAGGAGAAGCCTCCTCGGATATGATAGTGTGAACCGAAACTATCACCCTTTAAACACTAGAATATACTCTATTCATGGAAAAGCAAAAGTTCTTTATCGATAAAATTTATAAGATTTATCGTCTTCGTGATGAAGTAATCTCAAGTAATTATCATGAAAAGACATTTACCAAAATGGAATATGTGTCCATCCATAATACTGAGAGTGAAGCCATCGAAGCCATGATGGAATTAGATGCATTTAGTTCATATACTATTGTCCCCATATATTCTAAACAAATCCATTTGGGCAAAGAAGAGTGGGAAAAAGAACCTTGGGAAGAATGAAACTTTATACTTTACTTGGTGGTAAATCCAAGAAAAAGATGGTTCGCTTAGAAACGAATTCAAAGCAAAAGTGTGAAAACTATAAGAAAGCTTTGGAGAGTTCTAATCTCAAACAATATAAATGGTTTGAGATTAGAGAAGCATTGCCTGATGAAGAACTAAAGGTTCATAAGTCTCAGAATGCTTGGACTGGATATGATTATTATGGCCCAAAACCCACAAGAGGTAAGACCAGAACACGATGAATATACTATTTAAATCTCTTTCTCTTGGTGCAAGATTCTCTGATCCAGAGATCTTATCTAAAACTTATGTTAAATTATCAGCTTCGACTGCTGTGGAGTTTCATAAAAATGAGTCGATTGTTTGTTTCAATAAACCTCTTATCGTTGCAATCTGGCCCGACTTTCATGTTACAATTCGTGAGAGTTATGTTGATACTAATCATGAGTATCCAATGCCTGCATATGATGAAGGTTATAGAGCCTATATGAGAAATCCTCATTTAAACAATCCATATGAAGAAGGCTCCGATGCTCATAGAGATTGGAACGAAGGGTTCTGTGATGCAGATTGGGACGACTGCGAATAAAACACTAATCTAAGATCATCATATGTTCGTCAAGTGTATTAAACCAATCTCAGTATTCAAACCCGGAAAGTGTTATGCTGTCTGTCGTGGATTTGAATATCATGATCCCACTACAATCTATCATGAAAACCAATGTGATTCGAGCGAAGTTTCATTGGAAAATTTTGAGATTGTTCGGGTTCAGAGAGAAGAAGTTTTCTCATATCTTATCCGTGAGAATGAACACGATTGTCCATTAGATGTAGCTCTTGAGTATTCTTATAAGGATAGTATCACTGATCAATTCTTTTATTCCCCAACACCTAAACAAGAAAGATTTCTACTCCATAAAATGGATGATTGGGCTGATGATTGGAACCGTGAATCTTAAAACACCAAGACACAAGCTACTCATGCAACCACCTGTCGATCAATTCACCGAAATGAAGTCTGGAGATAAGTTCTCTTTCAACTTTGATATGAGTGAACCTGCTTCTGGAAAGCAAGTTACTTATACTCTTCAGAAGCTTCCAGACTTTCCTCTATGGGTTCTTATCTCTGAGTTTGACCAACCTTGGATGGCTCCTACTGATACTTCTTTCGGAGCGTTTGGAGGATGGCAAAAACATTTCACTAAGATAATCTAATATGCGTAAGAAAATTACCATTGAAGTGGATATGTATTGTGGAGAGGTTTCCGAAAGCACAGTAGAAGATGCTATCGATGCAATCATTCGTAGAATAGAAACACAAAGCCGAGCGATCATGTGGGATGGATATTCTTCCGAGCTTCATGATTACCTTGCCTCTGATCCATATCAAGGACATAAAGCGAAGTTGGTTATTTCATGTGAAAAACACTAAACCATACTTGGGCCATGCGAGATTATCAAATAGATCCTAATGATTCTGGATTCTTCGTGGAAGATTGGAAACTTCGTGATGAATTTCATATCACTTTTGATATGTCCACAGAAAATGGTATCATGCAATTAGATAACCCCAAAGATTATCCCGATTATAAATACTTTGTTCGTGTCGGTGGAGGGTGGAGAGGATTTAAGAAGAAGGTTAATGCTAAGAGATATTACAAACAAGACTGATTAAACACTAACCTAGAATTGAGACATGTCAAACATTATCGTTGCAAAGATTCATAATAATACTCTCGGTAAGTGTATCTCTGTCGAGACTCTCGAAGATGGTAAAGAACTTATCAAATCATGGGCTGGTGAACAATTTCAACGTCCTTTGACTCAAGATGAATTAGATTCTCTTGAAGAAGTTCTGGAAGTGTATAATGATGAAGATTCAGACAACCATTATACTTTCACCATCGGGATTCTGGAACAGTAGTAAAACACTAGCCTAGAATATAGGAGTAACGCAACACCACTTATGCAACTATCCACACAACAATTAGCTATCGAAGCTTGGGTATGTAATCCTACCCCCGAAAAGAATAATCTTCTTATCCCGGCCCGTGCTGGTTCTGGTAAGACTTCCACAATGGTTCATTGTTCGCAATTCATGCGAGGCGATGGTCTTATGATGGCTTTCGGTAATAAAGCTGCTTATCAGCTTAAAGATAAGCTTTCCCGTATGGGAGTTCCCAATATCCAAGCATCGACTTTCCATGCTGCTGGTAAAGGTATGCTCTATAAGTCCAAGGGTTATCATAAAGTTGATGGTTCCAAAGTGTTCTGGTTGACTGCAAAGTTCTGTAATACTCCTGATCTGGAAAAGGCACGTAACTTTATCGCCAAGCTTGTAAGTCTTGCCAAGCAAAATGCTTTCGGTGTTAAGGGCCAAACTTCTATTGATGACAATGAAGCATGGCTTCAAATCATCACCCATCATGATATCTCTCTGGAGTCGGATTGCACTTATGATGAAATCATCGAAGTTTCCAAGTTGGTTCTCAAAGATTCCAATCTGGATGTCAAGGTCATCGACTTTGATGATATGCAATATCTCCCACTTATCTATAACCTTGCTGGTGCAAAGTATGACTGGATTGTGGTCGATGAGGCTCAAGATACTAATGTTTGCCGCAAGCTTCTTGCTGGTAAACTTATCAAGCCTAATGGTCGCATGATCTTCATCGGTGACGAGGGACAAGCAATCATGGGATTCACTGGTGCTGAGAATGATTCGATGAATCTCATTCGTGAAATGTTTGATTGTGAGGAACTTCCACTCTCCATCTGCTATCGTTGCGGATCGAAGATCATCGAAGCTGCTCAACAATTCTTCCCTGACATCCAAGCTTATGAGGGTAATGGTGAAGGTTCCATCTCTTCACAAACTTACCAAAGTTTTGTGGATATCGCTGGCACTCTTACTCTTGATCGTAATGTTGGGATTCTTTGCCGCAACAATGCTCCTAATGTTGCCCTTGCCTTTGCTCTTATTCGTCAGGGTATCGGATGCCGCATCGAAGGTAAAGATATCGGTAACGATCTTATCAAGCTCGTTAAGAAGTGGAAGAAAGTTTCCAATCTTACTGAGTTCACCATCAAGTTGACTGAGTTCTTTAATAAGGAGTTTGAGAAAGCTTCTTATGCCAAGATGCAACTGCTTGAAGATAAGCTGGATACGATGATTATTCTTATCGAGCGTGTCCAATCCCTTGGTAAGGATGATCTTTACTCTCTGGAGAAACTAATCAAGGATATGTTCACTGACTCGCAAGACGGTAATGTTCCTGATATCGTGACCTTCAGTTCTATTCATAAGGCTAAGGGTCTTGAATGGAAAACCGTATATTGGTTGGGTGATGCTCAATTCTCTCCGAGTAAATACGCTAAGTTGGATTGGATGCTTGTACAGGAAACAAATTTGAGGTATGTAGCGGCAACCCGCGCTATGGAAACTCTTATCCATCTCACAGATTGCCCTTCGAAGCGTTCACGCGAAGATTGATTCAAACATGAGCTAGGGTATCTCATTAAACTACCCTGAGTCGGGATTGTTAAACACTAAGATAGAATAACTTCAAGATGAAATACTCAATCAAAATCACTTATCCATCTGGTGTTGTTGCTTATCTAAAAGATAAGGATAAAACTTGTTGGTGTAAGAGAACAGCAAAGAAAAAGCTGTCTGAGATGATTTATCTCCATGGTCATAAGTATGAGATGGAAGAGAATGGTCAAGGTTAAACACTAAGATAGAATCATCATATGAAAAAGACTGTCATTCTCGCCCTTGAAAATAGTTTTGTTACTTCTGATGAAATTGATAGTGATAAGTATTATGGGTTTATCATCTCTGGAAATTCCCCCGGCTTTATCTCTTCATCTGGGGAATATGGTAATGGTGGATCTTATAATGCTAGGTTCTTTGATGGTATGACTAAATCTAATAAATGGTATGAGTATGATTATGATACTCTTCAAGAGGTTGTGAATGAACTCCTTCAAGCTGGCCATCAAGTATTTCAATTTGATACCTATATTGGACTCTTCCGTTGGGCAATCGAGGGTAGGTGATTAAACACTAAACTAGAATCAGAGTATGAAAGAAAAACTTAATAAGTGTGTAACTTGGCAAGACTCTCAAGATGTTCTCAAGGATACTCCTAAAGAGGTCATTCGTGAATTTATCAATGCTCTGGAAACTGCTAAGGAGTTCATCGATCTTACGATGAGGGATGAGTTTCTCCTTTCTCAAGCCGTCTCATATCTCCAATATCATTAACATGACGCTTCAAGAGATTAAAAAAGCTATCCGAGAGGGTAAACAAGTATGTTGGAAATCAACAGCTTATGACGTTATTTATTCTCATGATCAATGGTTGGTCGTGTGTAATGTCAATGAATCCACCGTGGGTCTTACTACTCTTACTGGTGGTGAATTGGTGGGGTCTGAGGATGATTTCTTCATTAAAGAATCTTTGTAGTGTGGTTTATTCTTTGGCCTAGCCAAGTTTTCAGTTGCCAATAATGGTCTCAAATTCGTATAGTGCCAACACTGTTTAACTTGCTCGTCGTCAAATAGATCAAACATAAAACATGGAATGATGTGGTCGATGTGCCAAACTTTACCATAGTTGTCCCAGCATAATTCTCCGGTAAATTGAGATTCGATATACTCTATGAAGAAATCTTTATCGCATCCTAGTAAATCTTGCATATGTCCATAACGTTTAACCATCAAACGTTCACGTATCATTAATCCTAATCTGGACCTAAAATTTCCTCTCATGCGCTGTTGTGCTCTATTACTAGATTTACATTTCTTAACAGATGCCAAGTGATCGGATTTTGTCGCGGTCTTTATAACCGTTGGCTTATCCACACCCTTCAAATAAAACAATCGGTTACAAATCGTCGCAACATATTGTCTTTTACTCTTTAGTTCGTATATATACTTACTACATGTTTCACTATAAGGCAAATTGAGGTGTAAGAATATCGTTTTATTAGACACGCATTCAAATTCTTCCCCCGTTTCAAAATCGACGAGTGTAAACAATAATTCATCTTTTCTTTCAGATAAAATGTATCTCTCACACACAAAATCAAATCCTCTACTTTTCAACCTAGAAATCTTGGTATTGTCTATACCTAATTCCTTACACTTTTTAATCAATTCTCCTTTGTGGAAGATAATATCCTCGCCCTTCAAGGAATCATAAATAATGTGTGATATCGTGTCATTCATATCTATATTTAGTCCGAAGACGCACATTTTCTCCATAAAACACTACACTATTATTGGGCTATGACGAAAGACGAAATTTCCTTCCAAATGGAAGAAGCATTTAAAATTGCTGATAAGTTTTACGGTAAATCTTTTGAGCGTCCTAAGACAGTTATCTTCAAAAGATCTGGGACTTGTGGTGGTTATGCTAATTGGGGAACTAAAGAGATTATGTTCCAATTAGATTTCGCCGAAAATGTTGGGCTTGAATACATCCAAACTATCAAGCATGAAGTTGCACACTATGTCCAATTCCAACAATATGGATATTGTAAGGCTCATGGTCGTGAGTGGAAATTCATCATGCGTAATGTTATGCATATCCCTGCTGATCGTTGTCATTCTTATGATACAAGTGTCACTAAGACTAAGAAACAAACCAAACATATCTATGGATGTGGATGTGGTAAAGAGTTTAAACTCTCCACAACTCTCCACAATAAGATCTTGAGGGGTTCTAATCGCGTCTGTGGGACTTGCTATGGTCGTCTTATTCTTATCAAGAAGGGTAATCCTCTGGAAGATAAGATGGCGCAACTCCTGAAGCAACTTGCATCATAAAACACTAGGATATAGTAGTGACATGGTCATTCTTTCAAATATCTGATCGATTTTGGTATCGATCTACTCACATTCTTAATCTTCTGTGTGATGACCATAGAAGTATGTTAATCTGAAAAACAAAAACAAAAACATGAAAAAACAATTCAAAATTGGTGACTTGGTCATTCCAATTTCTGGCACCGACTCAGAACAATTTTTCCTAGAACAAAAGGAGGGTTATAGAGTCGAAGATATCTCAGATAACGAAATTTATCTGTTCGATGACGAGGCAGATTCAAATTGGTGGGATGGGAATGAGTTTCGACTAGCGATTCAAAATAATTTCGATCACGCATTCTCTCTCATCGGTAAAACTGTTCTCTTCGAGGGTAAGAAATTTAAAATTTCTTCTGTTTCTGTCTGGTCTAAGTTTTATCCTACTTCCGACAAGGGTATTCAAAAAGTTATCAAGGAGCATGGATATTGTGTGATGGTCGAAGATGAAGATCAAGACATTGCTGTTCCTTTCGCTGAAGTTTCTTTGGATGGTAATGTCATCAAACTTTCCGATGAATACGATGCAGTGATTGATGGTGATAATGTCATCGTCGGATGTCAAACCATCCCTATCGCCAAGGTTCAAGAGATTCTTGATCTCCATAAGAAACTGAGCTAATGATAATCCTATTAAATATTATCGGGTTTCTGGTGGTGTATTATTCACTATTTGCCCTTGGTGGATTGTGTATGAACCATTGTCAAAAATGGTGGTCCCTCCCGACTTTTTCACTTATCGTTCTGATTGGTGTCATTGGATCAGTTCCGTATATTCATTGGATTATTGAACTACTTATAAAACTATTATGAAAACAATTGAAATTGAAGGTGTGAGTTATTCGCTGGACTTGGATAAGTGTATCCGTGATGGATATATCCAAAAAGAATTGGCATTTAAAGTTGGTGGAGTTTATGTTGACCCACAAAGAGAAACTAATTCTTTTCTTCTTGTTCAACCTCTCTATGTCCAATATAATGAACTCACAGCTAAAAAAGCTTATGCCCTTCTAGGTCTTAAAGGTGGGTTTGCTTCAAACTCGGGACCATTTTTTGATGAACTTCATACTAAGGAAGAAATCCTAGCTTATCTTAAGAAGCAGGGTATGAAGTTCTCCTACGAGGCTCAACCCGCAATCGAGCATCGATCCTAATCTTATGAATGGATGCGCTCTAAGGTATGAAGTATTCAATCAGGGTGAAAGAGTATTCGCCTCACAAGACCTGAGTGAAGCAGTGACAGAGTATAACAAATATCCATAATTATGGGAGAGAATCTTTTATGGCTTGAATAAATTCTTCTGGATTATCAATCAATATCAAGTCACTCTTACTATGATTATCTTCTCCCCATAAAGGTGTAAGGTTCTGATAATTAAAGCATATCCTTTGGTTTTCTTCTAAAGTTAAATCAAAGTATGAGCAGGGGATGATGTGATCAATATGCCAAGTCCCATAATTATCCCAAGACATTCCATCTTTGAACAATCCTTCGAGATAACCCACAAGCTCATCGTAAGATATACCTAAGAGCTTTTGTGTGCTGTCAGTTTTAATACTCCTACCACCAGAAACATTTCTCTTCAATGCAGAGCGAACTCTGGATCTCAATCTCCTACCAATCTTATTCTTTGGGATAGATTCCCATAAGGCATCATTCATTTTGATTTTATCCTTGTTCTTTTGGTAGTAAGCTCTTCGATACTCTAATCTCTTAACTTTATGAAGAGGATCGGATTCTCTCAGCTTTCGTAAGTGTTTAATCCTTTCTTTGTTATTGGTGTCCCAACACTTACCTTCAGTTTTTAAACGTTCTTTGTTATCATGATGCCATTTCCTATTGTATTCAAGATGACTCTCTTTATTGTTCTGGAGACGAACGTTTCTCAATTCCTTTGATCGTTCTCTTTGTTCATCGCTCATATTTTGATAATGTAACCTGCTTTTCTCTTGAAGGATATCCTTGTTATCAAGATAATTCTTTTTTCTGGATAATTTATAACATGGAATGCATCTCCCAGCACTCTTCTTATTAAACATCGAATCTTTATCAAACTCTCCTCCACAATCATTACACTTCTTATTCATACTATTATTTAGTGTTCTGAGTGTCTTTTGAGGAATAACCATAAAACACTAGCCCATAATTAAGCCATGAAGAAACCAGACAATAATTTCCGCGCTCCACAGAAAACGTTGAGGACCAGTTGGGTTCAAATGGCTTTTTCTAAGCCTAAAACTTCCGGTGTGATCATCAAGCGTTCACTCTCTTCCCGTGCTACTCCAATCATTCGTGAGAATGGTAAGACCACTTCCTTCTCACAAGATTATTCTTACTAAGGTCGTAAAAACGATACAACGCCTTAACAATCAATAAAAGTAAGGTCTGTATCACCTAATAAATGATACAGACCTTCTATCGTTATATAGCTATGTAGCTATATAAGAATATAGAAATATCGGTAAGAATAAAACACTAGTATAGAATACTGACATGAAAATTTCTAAAATACTCAAACTTGAATCTCATAAGTCATTTTTTTGGTCTGATGGTCGAGAATTTGGTTTATGTATTCCATTTATCAGAACGCTTTTGAATGTGAATCATATCATGGATTGTTCTGTTGAAGTTGTTTTCTCTAATTTCAATCCTAAAAAGAAAGGATTTCGTGAAGTTAAGAGGACAGATTATGGTGAAGTGAAACTTAAAGATACTAAATTTGAACTTTGTTATTCCGAAAGAACCTTTCTGATTGACTCTGGCATCGAAATTGGTGATAACTTCTGGATGAAAGCTGAGATTATCAGTTAGATGACATTTTCTGGAACCCTTATAGAATATAGGTTTGAGTCGATTTTCTCCTAGGGACAAACGGCACTTTTTTCGTAAAACACTAGGTTAGGATAATGACATGAAATTCCTCGAAGCTACTCCCGGTGAGTCTGTGTATAACTTCCTTTGTAGGGCATTAGATGTCGCAAGGGATGGAGTTCTTACTCTTCAGGCTACTCATAACTCTGTGGTTATCGTTGTTTATCCTCAGTCTTGCATCAATGATCTGTGTGATAAGTATGATCTGACTCAGAAGCTCAAGTCTCTGTAATTACATTGTATCACACCAAGATTTACATTGTAAATACATTCATTAAACACTAGCCTAGAATTTCCCTGAGCACAACGAATTGAGATGGTCATTGAATGTGAATGCAAGCAGTATCGAAAGATATAGATGATCGTAGTTCTAATAGATAGGATTGTGTAAGCGTATGGGTGTAGCCACCCCGGAATATAGTTGTGATCCCGTGACAACTGTGTATAGATTCTGAGTCTGATAATATAACTTTGTTTTCCTGATAACTTTTTCAATTTGACAACTTCATTTAAGTATCAGGAAAAACATACAGTGTCAGATTTAATGAAGTGTGGTGTGACGTATGCGGTGTAACCACTTCATTATAATGTACGAGAATAAGGTATTCATGAAGGTTTTCTCACCATAACTTTGTAAATATAATAACTTTGTTTATCTGGTAAACTTTTCTAGGTGGTGATAAGACCCGCGCTCACAGGTTGTGGTGATATGTGAGCGCGGGCATTCCCCGCATTAAACACTAGAATAGACTAAATAAGTGAAGACAAAAGATCACTTAGCTATAAAATCTCATGCGCCCTCGGGTCGAGTTGCATAATATCAGAAGTTTAAACAAGTGAAGAATTCAAGAAACTAATCTTCACTTAAATCAAAATAAAGAGTTAGGTGGCACGCATCTTAATCCCTGCACACATATTGAAAGTCTGATTGAGCTTATCATATCAATACAACCAGTTTCCAGCGGGCAAGAAAAGACTTCTTGAGCCGCCTTTATCATTTAAACACTAGGATAGAATTGTTTCAAGATGAAAAATACTCTATACATTGACCTTGTTTCTTATGAGTATAAAGGCCGGGTAATAAATACTCTAGTGAATAAGAGAGTATCTAAATGGATAAAATTCAAGCGCGTATTACACAAAGAGCTTGGATGGTGGTTGAAAGTGATCGGATTCCGAGACTTTGGAGAATAAAACACTAGGATAGGATTGAAGCACGATGAAATGTCTCCTTCCCTTTACTTCCCTTGCTTTCTTAATTGCAATTATTATTACTGCAATTTACCTTTCAAATCATGACGCTGCCGACTCTGCTCTTCATAAGGCGGGTTATGCTGGTTTGAATGCTTTTGAGTATGTCGCCAAGGAATTGGATAAACACTAGGACAGAATGGGTGGGTGACCATCACCATCCCCATTGACTCCACCGATGAAATAATTGACGCCATCGCATTAGAGGTTGCCAGTTGGCAACGATAACCTAGTTAAACACTAGGACAGAATGATGCCACGAAATGACGAACCGCTTACCACTAAGGTTTCGGGAAGGGTCTTACCAATAGTAACCAGCATGAGACTGACTCACTCGAAACGAGTCATCCACCGAATAAAACACTAGAACAGAATCAAACCATGTCCAACACCACCACGCCAGTCGCCACTACCGCCAAGCCAAAGCAATTCACCTTCGGAGTTTCCGAGAAAATCAAGGGTGATCTTACTGAACTCCGCAACGAGTTCTCCCGCCCTGCCGCTGTCAAGAATGCCGAACCTGTCGCCATGACGGAAAAGGAAATTCTCGAAGTCCTTCACACCGTCGCCACCGACCGCCGTTTCAAGGTTGTCGAAGTCATGGAAACGGTTGACGGAATCGAATTGCAAGCCATGGATGAAGATGGAAATCCGAAATTCGAAACGGTTGACCTCTTCGAAGTCGAATGGAGCAAGATCAAAGAGCGCGATTATTCCGCCACCGCGACCGACCCAAACTCGACCGAGTCCATCATCAAATCCCTCCGCAAGGTGGGGGCGCAATTGAAGCTCTCCGACGAAAGCATTCAAAAGATGATCGACAATGCGCTTGCCGCTCGCGGTGAAGCTGCCCCAAAGGCTGAAGAGACCGCCCCAGCGGGTGCCTGATCGATCTAAATCCCCTTGGCCTAGTCCCCTCTCACGGGCTAGGCCAAGGGCTTTCTAGCCTATCCTTGGAGCTTCTGAGGATAGGCCAGAGAGTGCAACGAGTTAAACACTAGGACAGAATAAGCCTAGACCCGGTGGGTGCGACAGTTCACCCATTCCTCTTTAATCCTATACGCCAGTAATCGCGGGGATCGTGACGAGGCACCCACCGGGAGAGGTTAAACACTAGAATAGAATTCACTCACATGGAAATCATTAAAGGTAAAGATAGATGGGATGAAACGGGTGAGTCCGTTCGTTCCATCTCCATCGTCCGCGCTGCGGATGAGAATGAGATTCAATCTCACATGCGCTATCGCTGCCACTGTGAGCATGACTGTTGCGGGCATGTCTCGCAAGGTGTGTCCAGCATCCGCAAGCTTCCCTCTGGTGATTACGCTGTCCGCACTTATGGATGGCGAAACGTCTGAGATTAAACACTAGAATAGAATCCACTTATGAGAATCACCACATCTCGCCAAGCCAAGCTCGCCTTCTTTGCTCTCGCCCTTTCCCTCTGGGAGGATGGGATGGACAGTCCTAATGATGCACCCTGCGGGTGCGAGGATGCCCCCTGCTGCGGGTGCTAATCACTTTTTAACCCTAACCCCTTTCATCCACCCGGTGGGGTGCCTCCCGTGAGTGCGGAGAGGGTCATGAGTTAGGCGTGCCAGTTAGCTACTGGGCGCAGTCCTCATGATGGAAAGGGAACCATCGCCAACGGTTGAGGGTCAACCTGAAAAACCCTGTGAAATTTCCTAACCTTTTTTGGTTGGTTGTGTTTGCCCTAGCAAGTTCCATCATTGGTTCTTGCTAGGGCTTTTTTTGTCGCATCTGATATCTATCTGATAGTGTTCATGTGAACACCCCGTGTTAGGAATAGCAGATAGATATCAGATAGAAATTGAAATTTGGGGAGGCCATAGAAAAAATTTTTTAATAAAATTATGAAAATGATCACAGGATTTTTCCCGAAATTGTTGCGACCACATCCTAATCTAGTGTTTTATGAAATACTTCGGGTTTTATCACTCTCCATGATATTGCCAGAGAACCGCATTACATTTTGCGTGAACTGCTCCTATGGTCATGCCTGTATCGTGATCGTGGTGGAGATGCACGGGCCAATTAAAGAAGTTTGCGGGGAACAGGTTTTTATTAATATACTTACTTGATATTTCCCTAGGTGGTGATTCTCTTAGAGATCCCTTGCAATGAGCACACAAACCTTTTTGATCCTCAATATATTGTATACGAACTTCTCGCCTTTGTTCTCGGGAGAGTTCATTATAATTCACTGGTTTCATCGCATTAATCCTATGAATTTTTTAACTTGGTCGGAGACGTAGGGGAGGAAATCCTTTACTGATTGGAAACCTGCTCTTAGGTCTAGAGTTTCTTTGGAGACTTTCATTTGGTTCAATTTGGAATAGAGAGATCCTGTGTTATGTTCCAGATCCATGAACTTGTCAAAGGTGCTTAATAGACTCTGAACGTTTTCTCTTCGAATGGCGTTATCGAGTTGTTTGGTGACTTCCGTTATGGAGGACCATTTCTTACCACCATATAAGTTTGCATGTTCTTCCCAGAACGGTGCTGCTAAGATCTGTATAGTTTCGTCATAGGAGAACGTATCAAACCAAACGCCACCTGCTCCATTATTGTAGGCTTTCTTTAATTTTGGTAAAAGGTTGTTTTGTTTAAACCAGAGGACTACATCTTTTGAGGGTATTAAGTGTTCGTCAAATATGTTCTCTGCTTCGTCTGCGATGGCTTCTTTTGTTTCCTGTAGGAGTTTGTTTGAGATTACGGTCAAGGCTTCTTCGAATGCTCTGTCTACTTTTTCTCTTACTCTCTCGTTTCTTATGGAAGTTTCTGCGTATCCATAAGATGACTTGCCACCACCGAGTTCCCACCAGAGAGCATACAATGCATATACATCCATGATAGCTTTGTCTCCAGAGGAAGGATAAACATATAGTGCTTCAATTAAAATCTTGCGTCTTCTATTAATTGGTAGAAGTTCTCCGCGTTCAAATTTTTCGTAGAATTGATTAAAAGACAGCATTAAATTATTTAGCGTAATCTTTCTTTTCAATTGACCAATGCGTAAGATGTTTTCCACACATAACTTGTTGTGAGTGGTGTTTGCCATCCCAACCTTGTTTTTGTCGAAACTCTATATCGTTTGCCACTTGTCTAAAAAACTCTGCCAAATTGTGATGATATACTTGACCATCCACACGTATTTTGATAACGTCACTCTCCATCATGTATATAGTATACCCTAGTGTTTTAAGAAGTCAAATCCTTAAATATTAGGGCATGATCTCATTTACTTCCTTCTTCCACATCAACGAATCCTTTGATACGGTGTCGGACTTTCTTTTGAACCCGGAACATAGGGATAAGAGGTGGTGGGATCTCATGAAAGAGTTTGAAGCTTCTGGTGGTAAGCAGATCGGTGCTGGTAAGTATGGGACCGTATATTCTCATCCAAAATGGCCATATGTTATCAAGACATTTACAAAGGATGATCCATATTTGAGATTTGTTCGTTTTGCTTATAAGAATCCTTATCCTCCTTTCCCCAAATTTTATGGGACACCTAAAAGAATAGTCCCTTTTTATGCTAGGGAAGAATATGATAAGGAGATGTATGTGTCTCGTATAGAAAAACTGGAACCCTTGGAAGAGGGAGAATTTAATGATATAGATGCAGGCAGAGGGGTTGTTTATAGATACACTTTTTATAAAAACAATCCAGATCAACTTATAAGATTTTATGAGAACGATTCCAAGGCAGTTATGGAAGATCTTAAATCAGAAGTTGATGCCCTCCCCAGAGAAATATACAATGTTTTAGTTGGACAAGATATGCTAGAAAAGGTAATGAAGTCTGAAAATTGGGGCGGTGTTCCTGATTGGCACGCTGGTAATGTCATGAAACGTGCTAATGGTGAGTATGTTCTTATAGATCCTGTATGGGAAGGTTATGAGTTTAATGCTTATAGAGATCATGATGAATATGTCAGACAGGAAGCAGGTTATTTTGATGATGAAAGCCCAGATTATGTCCAACCGAAAACTTTAAGAGGTGGTGAGTTACCTAAAAAGAAGAGACTGAAGAAGCCAACACCGAAGGCACCAGTCCCAACCGAACCCGATACTGAGGACGATTTACCCTTTTAAACACTAGGTTATCGTTTAAATACAAATATGAAATTCGACAAACTGCGCTATATGCTTCTAGAGAAGTATGGTGATGACTTTGATGCCAAGTGGATAAAAGCTGTGGAATCTTCTGAAGAATTGAGAGTTGCTCTTGATTTAATGAAGAATATCAAGTCAAAACTAAAGGGTGATATTTATATTGTTGGTGGGGTTCCTAGAGATCTTCTTATGGGGAATGAAATTGATGATGTGGATATGGCCACCAATATTCCTCTGGAGAAGTTATCAGAACTTTATGAGATGAGAAATATCTCTAAGGATGATTTACAACCTGTGTTTACAATTAAGTGGGGAAACTATTGGTATGACCTTGCGAAATTCAGAACGGATTCGGGAGACATCGGGAGACAGAACAACGTCTCCACTGAGACGGATTCCTTTGAAGCTGACACTGCGCGTAGAGACCTTACGATCAATTCCTTTGGTCTGGATGCGTCTGGACAGATCGTGGACTTTCAGGGTGGTCTGGAGGACTTGAAAAACTCTCTGGTGCGTGCTGTGGGTGATCCAAAAAAGAGATTTCAGGAAGATGCCACTAGAATTCTACGTGTCTTTAGATTTGCTGCTAAGATGGGCTTCGATATTGAAGAAGGAACCAAACAAGCTGCTATCGAACTAAAGAGTTTGTTATCTAATCCAGAGGCGATTTCCAAGGAAAGCATTTCCAAAGAGTTTTATAAGTCTGCGAAGTCTGGTAAGACTCTGGCGAACTTTCTACACAAGTTACAAGAGACGGGCATTCTACACGACATTCTTCCCGAGTTTACTGCTATGGAAGGATTCGATCATGATCCCCAACATCATCCAGAAGGTGATGCTCAAGTGCTGGGACATATCTATGAATGTTTGAAAGTGTCCCCATATACTGATCCCGTTATAAACCTTGCCGTTCTTTTCCATGACTTTGGTAAAGCGACTACGAGAGGACGTAAGGATAATGGCTTCTCGAACTATCACGGTCATGATGGAGCAGGTGTTCCTATCGTGGATAGGATCTTCAGGACGTTAAAGTTCTCGGAACTCTCTCCCCAAGATAAGAAACATATTCTATTTGCTGTGGAGAAGCATATGCTTATTCATAATCTGGATAAACTTAACATCAAGACTCTGACTGCTCTTATTAACGACCCAGCATGGGAAGTTGTGAAAGCTGTTGGATATTGCGACGAAGCTTCCAGAGGACCAGCACATTTTAACGCTGATGAATTCAACGCTAAGATTGCTAGAGCAGAAGAGAAGGTTCAACGTATTGGTGGAACCAGAGACGAAACGAGACTTAAGTTAAAGCAATATTTCGATGGGGCTAAACTTATGACTTGGTTTCCGGTCTTGCAAAAGGATAAGACACACTTTCGCTCAATAACTGACGCTCTAAACGAATATGTTCTAGAGACGTTGAACGCTGGAGAAGATCCAGATGAGCAAAGGATGAAAGAGATTGCTGGGTTGATTCTTTCTGGACCGTTCCAAGAAGCTTATTCTCAGATGTTGAAGAATCTCTTAAGGTAAAACCTACCATCTTTAAGATGTTCAATTCCATATCTTGCTGATTCTCTTTTGAGCCATCTATTTAAATTCTCCCCTTCTAATTTTGGAACGGGGAGAATTTTTATGTTATCATAATTCATTTAACTTCTCAAAGATATCATGGTTTTCAAGAAAGTCAACATAGATGGGTGACAGATTAGAACATCGTATGGATCGTTCCAATTGACTCTAGTTGTCATATCTTTATGTCTCTAAATTTGGAAGAGTCTATTTTGGTTAGAGTATTTAAAGGCACTGAATGTGTTACCACCCCATCATCCCAATTAACCAAGGCACTCCATGAGTTAGCCTGTGAAATTTTTCCGGTATGTGTTTTGCCATCAGCTCCAGTATATGACACACGATCACCAATTTTAAGTTTTGGTTGGGTCATTTCTTCTGTCTTGGCTATGGCGTCAATTTGTGATGGTCTATCCCTAACTTGTTGAAGCCTAGTGTTATACAACCCTATAACTCCCCCATTATCTCCAGTTATATAAGTTATAATATATTTATCACTTGAGATGAACTTAGGTCTTACGACCGTATAAACTTTACCACTTGTAACGTTTGGGTAATGTTCGTTGCTCTTTAATTTAACTTTGGAACCAATCTCGAAAAATCCCGGTTTATTTTTCTGAGAGACATCTACTGGTTCTAACCTAGAAATAAATATAACATTAACATCATCATCGTTATCAATAACCGCAGTTAATTTTTTTGGATCATTAGAAACAGGTAGGGTGGTAATAGTATATACTTTACCCGGTGTTAAGCCGGGGTATGATTCACCATATTTTAATTTTACCTTGTCACCCACTTTAAAGGTTCCTGATTCCGAGGTTTCTTCAAATGATCCCGTGTTTTCCTTTGGTGGTTCAAATCTTTTGACATATGCAGAAATTTTGTCACCATTGTCGTCTACAAATCCAATCGTATTAAATTCCTCAGATTCTCCATCTATGGAATAATGTAAAACTTCATATAATTTTCCTTTGGTTAGGACACCTTCAGCCCAACCAGAGTCATCGATACACTTAGCCATGTCTCCTTTTTTGAATTTATGAGTTTTTTCTATTGTTTTTTTAATAGGTTCGAATCTTTTACTCCTCCACCCAGAAGATTTCTTACCGTTTTTATCTACGATGATATCAATCATTTTTTTATCATCGTGGGTATCATATGTGTCTTTAATATATGTGATAATATCACCATCTCCAAATATTCCCGATCCATCTGCATCGACAACTCTCAACTTGTCCCCAGTCACAACATCGCTATAATACTTAGATTTGTGAACATCTGTGTTAGGAATATTACTACTCGTATTTTGAGGTGTAGGCTCTTCGAGAGCAATTTGTTCCACCTCATCGCCTTTTTTAACTAAAAGATTGAAATATCCAGTTGAAACTTTTTTAATCTTTTTCTCATCATTTCTAAGAAGAAGAGAACCATCCTTATAGTTGAGGACTTTATAAATTTTATCTCTTGTGAAGCCAGCAGATGCCAATGGGTGTGTGCATATAACAAATTTACCATTGATCGGTTCTTCGATATAATACATCGCCTTTTTATTGTATTGCCCTAAGTCTATATCATCTTCTGGGGAGGTATTTTTGATATCATTCTCCCAAGTAGAACCTAGACGATTATATAATATAGGCTGTGCCATATTCTTAACCATGCTAGAGCAATGGCTAAGTAAATCAAAATAACTATGAGTATTTGCTTTGTGGTCTAGGACGTTACCAATCCAAGCATATCCACTATCTCCATAATAACTCTTGAGTTTATTGAAGACAGTATCAGTATTGTGTTGTAAATCATAAACGTGGTCAATAGCCACACTCATAGGCTTCTTGGCACGATCCTCTGAACCTTTTCTTGCTGGTGGTGGATTGATTTGGTCAGCATCATTAAGCATAAGCCACCCCTTTGCAATTGATCCCCAAGCGTTTCCACCATAGGATTGAGACCATCCACCTTCAGTGAAGATCTTTAGACACATCTCCATGAAATCTTTCTCAGATAAACCAGTTTTCTTAATGGCATATCTAGCTGCCTTATAAGAAGTATTTCTCAATTCATCATTATCAACTTCGGTCGAAGGGATCTGTGCTCTAGTTCTAGGCTTCTCCGCACCATGGATATCAACCAACTCTTTCTTGTCGTTATCATTGGCCTTATGGTATAGCATATATTTCAAATATGCATTATAAATCTTGGCATCTTTTGTTCCACCAGTGAACAATTGCCTATGTGATTTATTTCCACCATTGGAACCATCTGAATGTCGCATCTCAGCACACACGGCATAGAATACTGCGTTCAACAATTCCTGTCTCAGGGCAGGGAACAATTTATTCACCGAGTCCTTAACACTATCTTCCAAATCCATAGGAAGGTCTCGAAAATTTTTTGGAGACATATTCTCCACCAGATATCTCAAATAATCCAAAACATAGAAGTCATACATCTGTAATGACTTTTTTTCTGGGAAGGTATAATTATAATACCTTTCATGTAGTAGGAAAGGATTTAGCCTTTCGACTATTTGATTAAACTTCATTCAAATATTTAACTATCCTCTCCGTAAATATACCTTTGCATGACCATCAGCAGATGATCAGCTAGCCAACATATGCATGAAGAATAAAATGCTGATTCCAACACATGTATAGTTAAACCAGTCCATAGCAATCCAAAGATGATACCTATCCAAAAACCTAAGCAAAGTGAGCATGTTAATAATTCTTTTAGTTTGTGGATTTTGTATAAATTGGTTTTAATTGGTTCTAATATACTTCCATACTTTATAATAAAGCAACAGCCTATTAGCGTCAAAGATTGTTGGATTAACTCAGCCAAGGATCAATTTTTCCCCTTTTAGAAGTTTGGCACCGTCAGATAAAATCTCGGCTTCTTCTTGCTTCATGGTGATAGTTTTACCATCATCATCCGTTATTTGAATAATTCCATTACCCAAATCGGTGACTACGGGGCAGTTTCGCTTGTTGCAGCATAAGCGAACACTATGTTTATCGATTCTAATTATACTCATATTTATTTTTGGTTTGAATATTTCCACATATAACCACCACAAGATTTTCTTTTCTGGGTGCAACATTGAGAAATTGACGAATGAGATAGGCCCAAGCCTTTACTCGCTTCCATAATAGATGTCCAATCTTTTACAAAACTATCATTTTCTAAATATTGTGTAACGGGTTTAACGAAATTCATGGTCCTGCCCAACACATCAAACCCATGTTTGACATTTTCTTTAGCAGTTACCCATTCTAAATTATCTAATCGATTATCTGACCTATTACCATTTTTGTGATTAGCAAAGGATTTTGTTTCATCTATCCCTATAAACGCTATTAGAACTAATCTATGAACCAAATAGGTTTTACTTTTCCCAAATTTGCTCAACTTGATTCTTTTATAGCCATTCATGTTGGTTGGACTCATTAAAGTATGAGCAATCGCATTACCTTTTTTTGAACTAACTCTGCCCAAATTGGATATCATATAATCTTCGTATGAAGGTATCATTTTCCAAGCCTCATCAATCGTTGATGATTTTGGAGTTTCTATAATCTGTCCATTCATAGCACCTATATTTAATCTAGAGGATTATTTTTCTGCACTTTTTGCACGATTATATTAATTCAGGGTTTTCATATAAATTACCCACGATTTCGAATGTGTCCTCTGTAGAATACAGATGGAAGCTTTTATCATCATCATGTAATCTAAAAACCCAACACCCACGAACATCCCACTTACATACCAAGTTATAATCCATCTTGGGACTATAAACGATATCACCTTCGTAGATCTCTTTACCATGTTTGTCCGATAACCCAGTCCATTGATTAATAATCCAACCATCATCTAAGAAAGGAAATTCAAAAGGGTATTTGAGAATTTCATCATATGCAAACCAAAGTTCATCATGGATAACCTTTTGTTCAAACTTTAAAGGACCATCAGGAGTTTCAAAATCCCCTTTATAATAAGCTCTGAATTTCTTAGGTGACATAGGTTGGTAAATTATTTAATTGTTCCATTGCGGAGATATTCAAAGATTCTAATGTCTGAAGTCTTTTCTCATGTGTTTGGTATAATGCGAACCATGTTCCCTTACCCAACATATAGAGGACATCACCATGATCAATTGTCATCAATCTTCCAATGGGGTCATAATAGTCTCCATGGTATGGTATAACTCTGCATACGTATTCTAGTTCTTGTAGACCTTCGGTATATGTCCCATCTAATGTAATCATGCGACGTATTTCTTACAAACGTTATTCGGGATTTCTTGTCTAAACTGCACCCAACCTCTAAAATTACCAGAAATCACAATGTTGCTCTTAGCTGGTGTAGCTTGGTGTTCGAATGGGGAAGCATGGACGGGAACGGATATTACTAAGCGATCATAGATACCCAAAGCTTTTTCGATAGACTCGTCAGCTTTTCTATAAGATGTTTGAGCGCAAAGAGATGCAGATAATTTCTTAGCATCTGATAATGAAATGTCATTATCTTTAAATGGGACAAAATCTTCATCTGGAAAAACATTATATCCATCCAAATATGGCAAATGCCACTCCCCTTCTCTCAAAGCTTTTGGTTCAGAAGCTTTGTATAACTCCCACATTTGTCTCGCAAGTTCGTGGATCTCAGGCTGGGCATCTTTGTGGTTCCTAAGATGGAAGAAGTTATCCCAATCAGTTGCACTAGCTACAACTTTAATGTGTGACCAAGGTTCTAGAATTCTGTTGGCAATTTGCTTATGAACTTTAGAGAAGCTTAACATCCAAGCTAAAATACAAACAAGCTTCCCGGAGAAGTGCCAAAGAAACTTGGCCAAGGCTAGGTTCCACCCTGTAAGTTTTTCCTTAGCCTGCATCCCACTCTGGTTCTTTCCCCACTCGACAGGTTCAGCGGGGTTGTCCCACACTAGACCGATCATAGTCTTCAAAGGGATTGCTCTGGACGATGCAGCGTTCTTTGATAACATTCGATGGGTTAGCAGTTCTGAATGGATAAACCTCGGGTATTCCAATTCAAATGTTGTCAATCTTTTATTGTGTGGGGAGACGCTGTCCGCGATAATCTTTGCAGTAATCATTGGATTAATTATAACACAAAGACGAGATTAGTCAACACGCTTCTCGAAAACATTCCCAATTTTTACCACTCGACAAACATCCCCAAACTTTGGGGTGTGGTCTAGGTAGTATTCCGTCAAACACTCCCAATCATCAAGCATCCATTTACCAGAACCATACTTGATCTCATACACATCCACTTTGATATTTTCGTGATGGTAATATAAAGAGACCAAATCTCCCTCATAAATTTCTTGGCCATATAAGTCGTGTAGACCAGTAAACCTCAAAACTTTATATATGTCATCTACTGCCATCACCAACCCACCATTCATCATATCTTCAAAAAATACTTGACCAGATGGATTAACATACCACTCCGAACCATCCACAAACTTTTCCAATATATTGTTCCAGATTTTAAATTTCATTTTGTCGTTACTTTACCTACAACTTCTACTTTTACCTTAGCTACACCATTTTTCTTAAAGCCCAACCGTTCGGCTACTCCTACGGTAACGTCGATTATCCTACCTTTAATAAATGGCCCCCTGTTATTAATTTTAACAATTTCACTTTTTCCATTGTTCAAATTCGTCACCTTCACAAGAGTCCCAAAGGGAAGAGTTTTATGTGCTGCTGTTGACGCAGAATCTACCAACTTTTCACCACTAGCTGTTCTAGTCCCACCATTACATTTAATAGCATACCAAGAAGCCTCTCCTGTTTGGTTTCCTAATGAGGAAGTTAGTGACACAAAACCTATTATTAGTGTAATTATAATTCTCATTTTTCTATTTAGGAGTTTGAAGATAATTGACAAGTCAATGATTAAATATTATTACACCCGGATTATGACTTATCGACACACAGAACAAAAAGAACCTGCATGGCTTAGTAAATTGCTCCCTATCGCTATGTCTGTTTCAATCGCTGCGTCATCTTGGTTTTTAAACCAAGCATGGGGCAAAATTTCCGCATTGGAAACAAAGATTCAACAAATAGAAATTTCTCAAGCCTCTTTTGAGGGATCTAAATTTACTAATAGTGATTGGAATATAGCAAAGAATGTTTTAGATACTAATTACAATAGATTGGATTTAAGAGTTACTAGACTAGAAGACAATGGTATCGCTATCAAAGAGTCTTTAGTGGAAATAAAACAAATATTAAAAGAACAAAGATGAATTATAAGAAACGCACCAAATTAAAGAGGAACACAGTATTGGCTAGTGTTTTAGTATATGCTTTTGTATTATTTGGATGTGCTCAACCTATAACATCCCCAACTAATGTTCCACCACCACCTCCAAAAACAGAGAGTGTTGTTCCACAGTTGAAAAAGGTTTCAGATGGAATCGACACCGTAATTAAATCCAATCAGAATATCGACAAAAAAATTGGTGAACAGAAGAAAGAAATTACAGATCAGCAAATAGCTATAGTGGAAGTTATCACAGAAGCAGAGAAAATCAAGGAGGGATTGAAAAATCCTGATACTGCGGTTATCGACGCTACTCTTTCTCTACATATAGAGAACCTAAAGGTGGTAAAAGCTAGAAACCTATTCATCGAAAAACAAAACTCAGACTTAAATGAACTTACGAAAAATCAAGAAAAAATTCTTAAAGAAACCAGAGAGAATGCTTCTATCACTCAACAAAAATTATTAGCTAAGGAATCCGAAGCTGATAATTTGAGAGCACAGAATAATTTCTTAGGACTTTCACTAGGAAAGAAAAATGATGAAGTAACACAATTACAAAGCCAATTAACTAAAGAAAAACAAAAATCTGCTAAGGCTGATGTATATCGCAAGTGGGTTATCGGGTTAGCTGTCGGGTTCATCGCATGGACCATTATTAAAAACATATTGATGATTTATTTCCCAATAGCCAAATTTAGAATCTGATTATGAGAGACCCTTTAAGTAAGGAAAAATTCTTCGAAGGAAACAGACAACGTTGGAGTGCAGTCTTCATCGGGTGTGCGTTTATTGTTTTAATAGTAAACGTTTATATTGGTGTGGCATTTGACCCGACCCCATATATGCAATTCTTCCTAGCCATCGGTTCCTTGTTTATCTTGGGTGCTTCTGGTGATTCTTGGGTTAAAGCTTATAGTGTCAAATCTATTAAGGAAACAGAAGTCAAAGAAGAAACCAAGAGAATCATTATTTCGAAAGAAGATAATTCTATTCCAGATCAAAACATTATTCTACAATATAGAAACGATTACGCAAACGATCCAAGTTATGCTCCTTTAGAATGGGTAGAACAAGATGACACACAAGCATTCAGATGAAAACTAAACTAGCACAAACTATTTTGAAGGACGCTGGTTTATATACTGGCAAAGTAGATGGGGATTTTGGTAAAGTTAGTCAAACTGCCGCATATAAATATTACAATTTTCCGGGGACATGGAACTCTGAAAGATTAGTCGCTGGTATTATCCAAGTGGCTGCTATCCGCGCCGGTATTCAAGTGGGAGAGATTGATGGCCTGTGGGGAAACATGACTGAAGCTGCTTACGAAAAACTCTTGAAAAAGGATAGTTTGGTTTATAAAAAACCAGAAGTATCGCAAGTCGTAGATATCAAGAAAAGATATAACGATTGGCCTAAGCAAGATTACGATAGTATGGTTAAATTTTATGGTAAAGTTGGAACAAACCAAACTTCTCTACAACTACCATATCCGATGTATCTTGCATGGGATAAAGATTCGGTGGTTTCAAAAATCACCTGCCACGAAAAGGTTCATGATTCTTTAGAAAGAATTCTAAAGAATACACTTGACCATTATGGTATAGCGACTATCAAAGAACTTAAACTAGACTCTTTCGGTGGATGTCTAAACGTTCGTAAGATGAGAGGTGGAAGCTCTTGGAGTATCCACTCTTGGGGTGCTGCCATCGATCTTGACCCAGATAGAAATCAATTGAAGTGGGATAAAACTAGAGCATACTTTGCTCGTCCTGAATATGCACCATTCTGGAAAATTGTCGAAGCCGAAGGATGGACTTCTTTAGGTAAAGCCAGAAACTACGATTTTATGCACATGCAAGCAGCTAATCTTTAATTAGTTATGAAAATTTCATTAGTGATTATTATATCTCTGTCTCTACTGGCATGTGCTCCAGTCCCCAACAAAGTCACTACAGAGTTTAAAACTGGTGAACAAGGAGAGTATAAAGGTGCAGACATCGGATTCTCATGGGAGATCCCTTGAGATATAATAGTCTACAAAGGAAACGAGTTCTTTTCTGTTGAACCAATTATATTGCTCCGATATAGAAAAAAGAGTCCTAAGTTTCAATGGGTCTACGATAGTGTAGATGCTTGTCCCTATTTTGTTTTCTAAAGCTTTGAAGTCGTTGATCAGAAATTTCGCATACTTGTCACACGAAATTTCGGAGTTCATACACTTACCATACACCATGATAACAGCTTTGAACGACGCACCATCTTGAAGACCAACACATTCCATCTGGTTGTATAAGTTTAAGATCTTCTCGTTCATACTACAAATTTGATTTGTTTAAAAATGGCCATGTTATAGATTTAATTTTTTCCCCAAATTCTGATTCGCTTAAGCTTTGTTTAAACGAATTCACTGCAAAACAACACCACACCACATTTCCTTTTACATAACCCAACTCTGGAGACTTTCTATCAAATGATGGACAATTCCAACCCTGAAAGCCATTTACTCTACCATCTGCTATCATGTCCAATCCGGTGTAATAACATTTCCCATTTTGGGTATCCCACAATTCTCGAACATATTCAACATCTAAATCATATTCATGTCCCCTATATTTGGCTTGATGTTTGATCTGACTCTCGCGTTTAGATAAGTATAAATTGAGATCATTGGTGAATGACGACTTCAATCTTTCGTTCTTTCTTTTATCCGCTAGTTTAACACAATCATAGTTATTATAACACTCTCTACACAATTTTCCCACCCCACCACTTCCCTTTTTATTTTTTACAAAAAGGGAATAATCTTTCCAAGTTTTACACTTAAAACATTTTTTATTTTGTCCATCTATTATAGGACAACTATGCATAGAATCTTTATTAGAAAACTGACGATCTATTAACTTTGAACAGTGTGTGCATTTAACAACACACATTTTATTACCGTCTCGGTTATTCTCTTTTGGTAGATACCCATACCTACGAATTGTCTCCTCTTCATTTATTGTTACTTTATTGAACACATAGTTATTTAGTCGGTGGGGTTAGTAAATCCGTAGAACCAAATCCACCTGTCGCTCTACTAGAGTCAGACATTTCTTCCACGATCTCAAAAACACAGTCTTCTCTTGTTCTAATTTGCATCTGAACAATCCTATCACCAATTTCGTAAGCTGGAAGTTGTGGTAGAACATGATAGAATACCACCATATATTCACCACGGTATCCTTCATCTCCTGTAACAATACAGTTGCTTAGGGATAGACCAGTTTTATATACGGATGATCTCGGTCTGAAATCTACTTGTGTGTTCTCTGGGATCTCCAGAGCAAATCCCAAGTCATACTTGATAATACCATTACCCATGTCTGTCTTACCCACAGCAACACAATCATAACAAGCATCGTTGTTGTGGTGTCTGAATGGAACCTTAGCATCCGGGTGGATTAGTTTAATCTTTACTAATTGCATCTTCACCGTATCAAAAAATATCTGGGTCTTCTACTTCTTCAGCTTCCAACATCGCAACAACTTCCTTAAGAGCTAGTGCCATGTCTTTATGGTCTCTATTATTTACTTCTCTTTTGAGAGTAACTTCAAAGGTGAGATCATTGATTTTCATCGAGATCCTTGTAGCTGGTCCGAAGATTTGTTTGGCTAATTCTTTCTCAGCATCCTCTTCATCCTTTTGTTCTTTTAAAATTCCATACAGTAATCTAATCTCATTCTCTAATGATTGCTGAAGGTCTAATGACATGTATGAGCTATAACCTTCCCAAATATCCATCAGACTATGACACAAATCCCCAGTTTCGCAACCCTCCCAGACTGCTAATTCATGTAACTCGTCAAACAATTCCTCCACCAATTCTATTTGTTTACTCATAATCTTTTTATAATATCTCTAATATCTGCCATGGCACCAATGCCTGTGTCTCCACAATATAATTTCTTTTCCACTGGCATAACCCAATCATAATTACCAGATCTTGCCATAGAATCATATTGTCTATCGATATGTGGTTTGTTCCACATCTCTGTATTCATTGCAGGTGCTAATATGATTCTCCTCTTATCCATAGGCCAAGCTCTGACACAAGATGTTAAAAGATTATCACAAATACCGACTTCGATTTTTGAAAGGGTGTTGGCAGTGCAAGGAGCAATCAAGAATATATCGGCCCATTTGACTAAGTCAATATGCAGAACTCTAGATTCTGCCTCATAATATCTCCATTCATCTTCATCATCATATGATGTTTGAGTAGAATATGTGAATCTCTTAGCAGACTCGGTTAAGACAGTTCTGATAATATGATCAGCATCCTTCATAGCATATTCCAGCTTCGGATTCAGTGTTGCCGCAACACTTCCAGTTACTCCTAGTAATACATTCATGGGTAAACCCTTTTAATTAATAACTCGACTAAGTCTTTGGCTTCTGGAATCTCGCTATAAAATGAATCAAACTTTCCAATCGCTACTCTTCTCTGATTTCCTTTTCGAAGTTCGGTTAAATCGTTGAAGACAACATAATCAACTTCAGCTTTGAAGACTTTGGAGATAGCATTTTGAACTTCCTCGGAATTAGGGCTAACTAAAAGTTTGAATCCTACAATGATGGCGTTTGGAGCGAGCGATCTAAAGCTTTTAATAACTTTCTCACCTTTCCTCAATCTGATAACGAGTTCATCACCATCCGAAGAAATCTTCCCTTCAGTTTTATCTACGATGTAATCAGAGATTGCCGCTGCGGAGATAATGATGTCTGGTTGCTCTTCTTTGATAAGATCTTTTACTTTAAGATAATCGTAATAATCTTTATACTCGATAAATCTTATACGAGAATTATTATATAGCTCTACATCCACAGGGCCGTATTGTGTATGGTTAGTTCCTCTTTCGTGAAAGAAGATGATATCTACATTTTCTTTATCTGTAAAGTGTTCAGCTATAGATGAACCATATCTTCCAGATGAAAAGTTTCCAATGTTTCTCACATCATCAATGGGGACTTTGCATCCTCCGCTAGTTATTAAAATTTTCATAATCCTAAAGCCTCTTGCTCCTCTCTAGTTAATTTATCAAATGCTCTCTGCTTTAATAATTCGGTATATTGTTTAGACCCATATAGAACGACAGGATTTGGTGATACTAATTTATAGTATTCTTCGTTTATGCGAACGATATAATGGTGTGAAATCACTCTACCATGTCCACCATGCTTATAATAAGCATGGCTACCAGCATCCTTTTCACTGAGGAAATACTTACCATCACCGGATGTAGTGTAACCATCCGTGGATGCTGATTCATATAGTGTGTATGTAGTCATACCGTCAGAAAAAATACTTTTTGATGTGCTTTAGTTAAGATATTAATAAGATCTGGTGTTGGATCTTCCAACCATTCAGGTCTATCTTCTCTGGTTGTCCAAGCTTTCCATTGACCCGGATATTTAAAGTTCCACTTTTCTAAGTGAAGCATAACATTCGAGTGTTGGGGAATGTATGATCGAATTTTTTCAGGTGGAAGGACTGGAACTAATTCCCCAATCACTTGACCCCATTTAACTTCATCACCAACCTTTAAATCGCTCTTGAGTTCTCCGTAGACAAAGTATTCAGTATCGGATTTGATCGTCACTGCGTCTGTCTCAAGCCACCAATCGTGGCCAACAGAAGGACCAGTAAATCTTTCATTTGAAACAACTACTCCAGAATGAATAGCATAAACAAACATTCCTTCTTTTCCATAAAGATCGATGCCTTCATGGAAGTTATATTTACGAGCATTTCCAAATGCACCCGGATGGGCGTTGATTGGGAGACCTCTATCGTATTGAGGATTGATTGGATACCACATATCACAATTATAACCTAGTGTTTTATGAGATAGTCCAATTTGTTTTCTTCGAATCTTTATTTGAGAAGATGAATTTTCCCGACTTATATTCTTTACCGAATCCTTCGGACTTCGTCTTAACATATTTCTTACCAGCACCCGGATTCAAATATGCCACCGTTAGGTGAGGGATATAATCAGGATAATCGTTGGTGAACTCTAGGTTCTCACAACATTGCTTATTCAAAGCTTTTAGATCTTTGGATTTGACTGAACATTTGAGGACATCATACTTATCATTTTCAAATAATGAGAGTCCAGTGAGTTCATACTCAACCGGAACAAGATCCAAAGATTGTTTTACAACTGTTGGATCTTGTTCATGAATCCCATAGAGAACTGTGATGTGTGGTTCTTTCTCAAGACCATATCCTTCTTCATCATATAGATCTTGTTTCTCGATTCCATCTTGAATAACTTTCAAGTGTTTTTCAAAGTCTGTGCAATCTACCATTAGACAAGAATAAGATCTTGGTTTGGAGTTCTCAGTTAAGAGAACACTTCTTAAGAGTTGTGTGAACTTCATGCTGGGATATATTGATATCTTGGATTTATTGACCACCCGAAACCATGCATTTTTTGCTTTGGAGACCATTTCCAATTTTTATGATCTCTAACCACCATACATTGGGATTGGTCTACTTCGTTCATCGGTATTCTTTCACCATAATACCAATCTTTTGTATGTTCCAATTCCAATCTTCCCTTACCCTCTTTATCCATCATCACCTCAAAGAGGTAATCCCTATATTCGACATAGTCGCCAAGTTCTAATTTTGTAGTAGTCATATTAAAAATATCTATTCACTGTGTTGGTAAAGATTTTCGATAACTGTTCACTGATACCAAATCTTGTTTGGTTGTGTTCAATCGATTTATGAATGTTCCCATTCTTGTTCCTTTTAGTTGCAGCAGCCCAGTCCGACAACATTTCCACCAAGTCCAAAAGATCCATATCCTCAATACCATTTGGCCAATGCTCAGGATGGTGAGTGTTCTTGGCATAATGATGATCAATGGCGACCTTAACTTCTTTTAGGAGTTCTGTATATTCTGGTGTGCCATATTCAGTCCTTGCCAACTTAGGAGTATTCTCTGCAAACACACTACGTTCAGGTTCTTCAAATTTAGAAGCATCATGGACTTGTGCTCGCTTATCCAGTTCTTTGATCAGAGTCCATAAATTTTCTCGAACACAGTTAACATGCTTGAGTGTTTCAGAGTCATGATCTAGTAATTGCTGATTCATATTGAATTCGTATTGTAACCTAGTGTTTTAAGAAGTCAAGAGTCCCGTGAGGGAATCGAACCCCCAACTGCGAATTTGCAATCCGCCGCCTTACCATTTGACCAACGAGACATTAATAAGATTAGAAAGCGTGTTATTACACCAAAAACTCTGCGGGTCTTGATATGCATCTGATTATTTTCCAGTGTATCTATATAATCATTAAGTCCCTTTGGCTAAGGGGACCAAACATATCAAACTCTAGCCAGTTTCCCCGATATACTCTACCGATTTCTCCCTACACCTAGGTTAATTTCTTGTTGTATATTCGTTACTCATTATATGATTGCTACCTTTAGGCCAACATCCTTAATAATCTTACAGCAGGTCCACTACGAATCGAACGCAGATCAGAGGGGTTGGAAGCCTCTGTATTAACCATTATACGATGGACCTTTTATTTTTAAACATATCACAAAACAATGCGGAAGATGAGAGGATCGAACTCCCGCTACCTTTCGGTAGGCTACTGGTTAGCAACCAGACGCATTACCACTCTGCCAATCTTCCAATGTGGCGGAAGTTGAGAGATTTGAACTCCCGCAACCTATTAAAGTTGGCCTCTACTTTCCAAGTAGGCACATTACCACTCTGTCAAACTTCCATAAACTAATAATGCGGGCATTAAATTTTCGTCAGGATTCCAACTGTTCACCATCGTCCGCAGAGCTTTTCCGTTAATTTTCTCGACCGGATTAGTCGATCTCTCTAGTTATTAGTTTGTGAGGAATAAAGGACTTGAACCCTTACTAGCTGGATGTAACCCAGTTTTGCTACCAATTACAACAATTCCCCTTTATTTCATTTTTTCTTCTACGACTCTTAGATATGAGTTCCATGTTGCCCTATGATCCAATTCTTGATCGTGTGCTTTGCCCATCAGTTGATTAAATCTCACCCACAAAGAATTTTCATCTTTATCTGTGTGATGTTTTATGAGAAAACTAGAAATAAGTTTCATAGATTCCTCACTTCTTGGATCACCATATATCTTATTATTATCGTTAAGCATAATGCGGGTGCGGCAAGATTTGAACTCGCGGACAGGATACTAACCCCATCGCCTCATTTCAAGTGAGGTGCCATAAACCGGACTCGACCACACACCCTTTATTTGATTATGTTCTAGTGTTTTATTGACAAGTTAGCACTGATGAACTAAATATACATATGCTTACCATAAAATCAAGAGCGAAGAGATCAAAAATTTGGAAATTAGAAGATGAAAAATTTATCGAATTAGTTGCAACTAGTAAATCCATGAAAGATGTTTTGAATTATTTTGGTTTACAGAACAAAGGAAACAACTTCCATATTGTTAAAAAGAGAGTATCTGAGCTGAATCTAGAAACTTCTCATTTTCTTTCCAGAATAGACGCATCGAATCTTACGAGAGAATTGTCAAAAGAAGACTTTATTAAAAATTGGTTGGTTGAAAACTCTGAAAGAAATAGATATAATCTTAAACTTTATTTAGTAAAATTTGAATTGGTAGATTATAAATGTGTTAAATGTTCCAACGATGGATCTTGGTTAGGCGAACAACTATCATTACAACTGGAACATATAAATGGAATATCGAACGATAACCGTTTAGAAAACTTGTGTTTTCTTTGTCCAAATTGTCATACACAAACTTCTTCATATGCTGGCAAAAAAAATAAGAAAATTACTTTATGTGATTGTGGTGAGAAAAAACATAAACTATCAACGTCTTGCAACAAATGCCGTGGCCCCAAAAGAGAAAAGATAATTTGGCCCTCCTCAGAGGAATTAAAATCATTATTGTGGAGTAAACCAACAACTAAGATAGCGAAGGAATTAGGGGTTAGCGATAAAGCTGTTGAGAAACATATTAAGAAATTAGGGTTGACCAAACCACCCAGAGGGTATTGGGGGTAAAGTAGATGCGGTGGGAATCGAACCCATACTCTAAGTGGTTCAAAACCACTGGTGCTAAACCGTTACACTACGCATCAATTACATCAATCCCCAATTGTGGACCGTAATGGAATCGAACCATTTTTTTCTCCTTCGTAAAGAGACGTTATAATCCAGTCTACTAACGATCCTTATTCGTAATCTTTACAATCATGTTTCTCCCAAACACTCTCCAGAAAAATTACCTTGGTTGCTGGGTGGGTGTCTGAATTTATGATTGACTCTGTGATACTTTTATTTCTGTTACATTGCCTAGAATATCCTCTGTAATACAGAATACATTCGTCATCTGTCACGCCCCACCACATATCTTTTACTAAGTCATAATGACCACCAACACTTGGTATTTTTATGGCTTCTGATATTGGAACCTTTTTAAAATCTCCTAGTTTCATAGTTTAATATTTGTATGTTTCGTAAATTTCTTCTGACATTTTAATACATCTTTCTCCAAAGGCTTTCAATTCATCACTATTCACAAATTTTAATATAATATCATCGTTACAAAATACGAACACACCATTGTCGATAACATATCCTTCGTTATCACAAAAATTAACTGCGAATGTTGCTGTCATGATGTCCACTCTGTCGTGCTCGAATCGACTTTTACTGTTCTTCAGACAGTCGCTTCACCATTAAAGCTTAGAGTGGTTATGTAGCTGGGGTCGGATTCGAACCGACACTGGAGGGCTTCTAAGACCCTTGACTCCTACCGTTGGTCTACCCAGCCATTTTATTAATTATCTCTCGATCTATCTCTTGTTGTATATCTATACTCATCATCAACATCAAGTCTTTCTCGATATCTACTCCCCAATTAGCCTTCAATTTACGTGGTCTACCATCAATATTAATTGATGGTATCTCCATTTCATAGACTGGCTTTTTGTTTCCTTCGGAAGAAACGGAATACCGATACAACCAATTAAACTTCCTATAAATCCTCTTCTTTTCATATGGTGGAGGATATGGGAATCGAACCCATCTGATGCCTCATTGCAAATGAGGTGTTCACCCCAGCAATCCCATCCCCCATAGCCCACTCGAATCAATGAAATGGAATTCCATGTGACAAGTCGGACATAATATCTCTAAATTTTCTACTACATTATGTTCTCTATTTTTATCTTTGTGATGGACCTGTAAAACTTCAACAATTTTATTATATCCACACCTATTACATTTATGCTCAAAAGATTTAAATGCCAACTTTCTGTATGAATTTTTCCCGTTTCCTTCACCATAATGGGGCGGTCTTATTTCTATACATGAACCTTTTAAACTCTGTGCTTTTTCTTTACATAAACGAGAACAGAAATGAAAGTTATGTTTACTGGCATTTTCGGCTTTATATTTATTTCGTTCAAATTTCTTTTTGCATTCGTAGCATTCCAACTCTATCGAAGTTTTGATACTAGCACCATTACAAGTTCTGCTACAGTATTTTGTATCTGCGTTTAATCTAGTAAGAAATTTATTTTTACAATGACCACATTCAATTTCTTTTGCTCGTCTTCTGACACCGTTCTGTATAAAGAATAAATCTTCCATATACATATTTAGTGGGGCAGACTAACTTTGCAAGCAGATCCAGAGTTTTACCGCTAAACTATAGCCCCATTATGCGAAACATGACGGATTCGAACCGACGATATCCTGCTCGACAGGCAGGTGCATTAAGCCACTATGCTAATGTTCCTTTGGTTGGGGTGGACAGATTTGAACTGTCGGCCTATCGGTTATCAACCGATTGCTCTAACCACTGAGCTACACCCCATTTATTATCAATCACTTACAGAGCCGAGTGTGAGAGTCGAACTCACGTTAGAGGATTACAAATCCACTGTAATACCGTTATACGAACAAGGCGTTTAGTAAACCGCTCAAAATTAACCGCTAACATACAGGGTTGCGAACCTACTGCGACAGTGAGCTTTTGAGAACGGAGACGAGTATCATTTAAAGTTCCCTGCGAGGAGAAAGCCAGTGATGACTGAGAATCCTATCTTATCTGTTTCGATGACTATTCACTAGCCTACGATTTACTGGTGCGTCATGTGGTAGTCGAAACCACGCTCTCTGAGTGGAAGTCAGATGTGCTACCGTAACACTTATGACGCAATTTCTCTCAATCAGTTTGATCAGAACCTTTTAGCTAGAGAGTGAGCCGTTTCGGATTGCTTTCAATATGCCCAAGCGATAGAAGATTTACAGATAATTATTATCATACTTCAAGCCCACCACCCGACATGTGGGAAGGGAAATTTATTTTATTGTTGGATTTGGTATTTTTGGTGTTGCGGTTATTTTAAATTCGATATCCAAATCACAATCCATGGGGAAACGAAACCCATTTGCAGACCTCATGATTATATCGAATTCGACACCATCACCATAAACCTTTAAATATTGCGTAAGTTTTGAAGCGTATATAGTGGGGTATTTTCCATGAATACCCCGCTACTCCGATATCTGTTTGTTTTACTAAAACTCTCATTTTGTTGTGAAGTATAAAATTGTGAAGTATCCTAACCAAACTATAGGAAGTCCTATAAGGAAGAAGATAACTTCAAACACTCCAGAGAACCACCCGTCATAATTTACCCAAGAAGCCATCGCATATATCACCATGAATATTGATATGATTGACGGTATCCAAATAGGGTCGAATGAAATTGTCATGGACTTATGATACTCTAGTGTTTTATAAAGTCAAGTGGTCCGCGAGTGAAGACTTGAACTTCATTGGCCCGATTCACAGTCGGGGACATTAACCAGTTATGCTACTCTCGGTTATGGTCAGGGCGTGGAGGCTTGAACTCCCCTCTCATGGTTAAAAGCCATGTGCTTCGCCACCTAAGCTTCGCCCCGGATTAAATCAATCTATTATACTCTAATCTCTTTTTATTACCGTTACCAGAATTTAATGCTTTGTAAGTTGGTGTCAGGGAGTGACAATTAGGACATATCAAATCTAGATTTGACTCGGTATTATTTTCAGAATTACCATCTATATGCTCTACTTCAAGTATTACTTTCCCAATATGGGGATTTGGTGTGTCCCACCCACATCTAGAACATTTGCTATTATGTAACTCAAATAAATATCTTCTAATGTGTTTTGATACACCGGAACCATCTTTGATAGATCCACTCGTCTTTCCATCTTTCCAATCTAATATATAATTTTTATATATAAAATCATGATGGCATTTATTATCACAATAATCGCATCGATTATTTGTTAATCGTTTATCACAGGACAAGCAGTGTTTTACTATTTTTAGTTTCTTGATACCGTTCCTATTATTTTGTTTTCTTTTATTAGTTTTTTCAAGTTGTTTCTCCCCACAGTAATATGATACGGTGGATTTAGAACATTTTAATTCATCGACAATTTTATTGTACGAATATCCCAATTCTCTAAGATGTAAAATTTTTTCTCTCACATTCTTATTTAGTCTCGAACTGTGTATTATCTACACCTATCGTATATGGTCTCAGTGGTTGGATTCGAACCAACGGTCTCTTCTTTCCAAAAGAAGCGGATTAAACCAGACTTTCCCACACCAAGTTATTAATACATATTTGTTTCATGTCGTTATGTATCCTGACGACCCTATGGCACCTAGTTGTGGACTCGAACCACACTCACACAACTTAACAGGATGGCCGCACGCCCGGTGCGTTACTAGGTTTTATTTTATACTAGCGATGAAGAACGAATTCGAGCCGTCTAAGGTCTTTTGTTTCAGGCTACCATTTTCCTGTTGGATTTGCTATCTACCTTTACTAGGTGACTATTTTCTCCATTAAGCATTCATCAGAATCTTATTTGCATAAGTTTAAGAAGCCTGATTTTCGAGTGGGAATCAGGAACCAGCTACTCCAAGTAGCCACTTCATCATGGTGTACCCCTGTGGTGTCGATCCACTCCCATTTAAGGACGAGATTTACAGTCTCGCTATCGGATGCCGCCGACTTTAGTGATACATATTAAATTGTCTATCTAAATACAAAGCCGAGTATGTATTTACTCCATCTTATTTGTCTGATTACTGTTCCGTCAAGGTGACAAATTCTGTCCCAGAATGCGAATCTGTATTTTGTGTCGGTTGATTTGTGGAATGTTAGTTTCATAATATTGGTTTTATTCTGTAGGAGGAAAGGGATTCGAACCCTTGCATCTTTGCCGTATGAAGGCACTGCCTTACCAGACTTGGCCACCCTCCAATTATAGACGCGCAGGTTGGATTCGAACCAACGACCTCCACCTTATGAGGGTGTTAAGCTACCACTGCTCTACCGCGCATTTTGTTTATAAGCTTTATTTGATACTGGTTTAAATTCTGGAATATAAGTTTTGAATCTAGACGCTAAAGCATTATGGCTCATGCTAATACTTTTAGCAAATTGTCTGATTGATGTGTAGCCAGATGACTCAAATTGACGCCACAATTCTCGTGTTTCGATGATTAATTTACCTTTATAGATGCCATCCGAAGCATTTCTTTTTGCGGCTTCCGACAATTTCTGCTTATGTTCATCACTTATGACTCTATGCTTCAAAGCTTTTGATAATTTTTCTCTCGTTACAGAAGAAACTGGAATACCATTTTGTTTTTTAGTTTCTCTTGCTTTGATTATAGATTCCATAGTGTGTGTTCTTCCCTTAAAATGTGGACCACCTTCACCACCAATTCCAAGATTATATGTATCTTTTCGAAGAACAAATTCTTCTGTGATCAATTCTTTTTCCATTAAATTCATTTCATACTCTGTGTCGAAATCATGTAAAATAGTTTTTATGAAATTATTTCTCCCATGTTTTTTAATCGCATCTTTAATATATTTCCCGGACCCGAAATAATTATCATTTGGATCAATGGTTTGGTGTTTCCCAATATAAATTTTATTATTGATTAAATTGGTGATTTGATAAATGGTGTATCGCATACTACTATTTAGTTATATCAGAGATATAAATGCTCCATTGACCACGTTTGTTGCAGACGAGGTGCTTGAACCCTCCAGAATTCCGCGTTATGAGCGCGGCGACTAACCATCTTGTCCTATCTGCTATTAAGTAATGCCACGGGAAATCGAATCCCGATTCGCCGCTTGAAAAGCGGATGTCCGACCATTAGACGATGGCATCATTGTGCAGTAACTTCCCTGCTTCCCGGTGATTGAACTTTTCTTATACGTTATTATCGTCGTTCGTTCACCCGTCACGATATTATTTTTTGGTTATTATACCAAGTTTTTTAAAATTTGATGTCACATTTCAGTGAACTCTTGGGCTTTTGTTTTTTGGCAATCCCTCGTCGTGAGCCATTCTGGATATGTTTTAACCTTTCTAATAAAAAACCTCCTTAGTTTGTAAGGAGGTCAGCATCTTATTCTAGTGTTTATGAATACAATACTACCTCATCAACAATCCATCGGATTGAATGACCCGCGATACTCGCTAAGTTGTTTTGTAATAATCATTGTATGCTTTCTTATTTAGTGTAAGATGTTTTATTTTTCTAAAGTTGAATGAATAGGACTTGAACCTATATTGCTCCGCTTGCGACGGGTCTTCTTATTTCCAATTAAAGTATCATTCATTTTAAGTGCCGAAAGTGGGGATTGAACCCACATAGGCTCATTTAGAGTGAGCTGTTCTACCATTGAACTATTTCGGCGTTCGGTTATGAGAGTATCATAACCTAGTGTTTTATAATGTCAACCAAGTTTCGATTTCATCATCAAAGTTTTTTCCGCCATATTCAGCAGCCCACTCCTTTAATGGTTTCACGATTTGATCATTCCATTGCACTTGTTCCCAATAACCATTAATTGGTTTTTTATTGGGTTCGACTTTGGAATATGGAACCCCTCTAAGGAATGCGTATGCCAATAGCATACTTCTTGCTCTTCTTTTAAGAGTTCCTGTTCTATGACTTCTCAAATCCCAGAATCTATTCGATTCTTTATCAGGATCAATTCTCGGCCAATATTGATATTGGATAATTTTTTGAGAAGACTTAATCTTCTGTTCCTCTTGTCTAGTCAATTTAGCATCTAGTGCTGTTGACTTAATCACTTCTTTCAGATCTGTAAGATCTTTTCCGACTTTTACAGATGTTGCGGCATCTGTTACCTACGTGTTTTGCATAAGAGTATTAGGAATTGTCTTCCATGTTATTATTTACTTTCGTTGAGAATTTTTTTGTCCTCATCTGTAAAGGCTGCGACCGATGCATATGTTGCCATTGAAGCCGAGCGCATTCCTTTAGTTTTCGCTGAGAGTAGTGTGAATGTATCTAGAGAATTATTAGTATCGTAAACTGAACTGTTTGATGCTTTAAATCCCCAATTTCTAGCTTCGTTTACAGAAGATAATGAAGCTCCGAGGAACATGAACTGCCAAGAATATTTGTCTTGATGTTCATCAATCAATTTCTTAATTGCATCCTTGGTAAATTCCTTAGAAGAATTTTCCTCTCCATCAGTTTGAACCATGACGATCACTTTACCGGGGCGATTTGATTCTTTTAGCTTGGCAAGCTTTTCACCAACTGAAACAATCGTTTTACCAATTGCGTCTAGTAGAGCAGTGCCACCTCTTGGACGAACCGTAAGTTTTTCATCGACTTTCTTAATGTCGGTAAAATCTTCGATCAATTCATAATCTGTATCGAAAGCTGCTACTGTGAATGTGCATTTGCCTGCTTCTTCTTTGTTTTCCTTGACGATCTCAGCGTATCCGCCAACAACGTCATTCCAACAAGATCCCATACTGCCTGAACGGTCAATGACCATTGTAATGTGTGTGTAGTTCGTGTCCATCTGCAATCAATTTACCACGGTTTTGGTGAGAGTCAAGTCGAAATAAAAATCAATTTTTCCGTTTCTGTAACAGGCTTGCTCTGGCTTGTAGTCTCCACTCGGAAATCCCTTGTGGTAGTTGTCACAGTTCGGTTGGATGCATTTGTCCAACGTGAAGAAAACAAAGCGAGATTTTAAACTGGAACCACATTTACAGAGAGGACCAACTGAAGACATTGGAGAGATCCCAGCATAGATCCTTCTACAAGGTGGGAATTTCAAATTTCGATTGGCCATGCCTCAGAATATCCTAGTGTTTTATCAGGCTAATCTCTGCAAAAACCTACGCAGATAATGGAAAGCGCGTTCTCCTCTGTGGATTGTTTCCATTGAATTATCCTTCAGGGACTTGACGATCCATCCATTTTTGGTGTCTTGTACAGTAACCAGTCCTTGAACCACCGCATCCTTTAAGGCATTCCTCACAGCTTTCTCGTCTCCGTGTCCTGAGCCTTCATAAATTATCTGATCATCCAGATAATTAAAAATATCATTACATTGTTCGTAAATTAGTTTCGAATAATCATTCAGGGCAAAACGATCAGGGACAACCATTTCTTTTAAACTCTCATTGGAGATAAATGCATTGGTATCATCCCTTTCATACATTTTCTCATAAATTTCGGTTAAATTCTTTCTCATAAAATTATTTAATACTATTTTTAAGTTTACCTAAAATCATTAGGGCAGTTCTGTCCGTAATCTTTGAATTATCCAAATCTTTGGAAAGATTATCTATTATACTGAATAATTCTGCTTTGTCAATACTTTGTCCTTCTTCTTGTTCATAAGGATTATTGCCACTAGAAACGCTCTGGTTGTAAAGATTACCCGGATCTATACCGATCTTCGATCCAGCAGGAGATAGCGTGTTCTTGGCATCCTGTGGAGCTTGTAGACCACCTTTAATAGGGACTCTGTCCACTCTTAATCCGTAGCTTTCGTTGAAAACTCCTTGATAAATATCACCCAAATCTTTGCTCATGTTCTTATTTAACCCAGCGTATTTATCAAAGTAGCATCGATTTTCTAAAGAAAATTCTGTTAGATTTGCTTGGGGTGAAACCAATTTGAAGGGTAAATAATCAGACGAAACAAGTTGACATTTGGCCTATCGTCAGGTATGATTGGCCAACAGTTCGACAGAAACTTTCAACACAAATATGAGTCTACAAGCACTAAGCGATTACACAGTTATTAGCAGATATTCCAGCTACATTAAAGAGAAAAAAAGAAGAGAAACATGGCCAGAGATGACAGATAGAGTTTTCTCTATGCACGCAGAGAAGTATAAAGACTTCATCCACAACGAAGAGTTCGCAGAAGAATTTGAGTTCGCTGCCAGTTTCGTTAGAAAGAAAAGAGTTCTAGGCTCACAAAGAGCGTTACAGTTTGGTGGAGAACCAATCTTTAAACACAACTCCAAAATTTATAACTGTTCATATGGTTATATTGATCGTGTGGCAGCTTTCTCGGAAGCAATGTATCTACTACTGTGTGGTTGCGGTGTCGGCTTTTCTGTTCAGAAGAAGCACGTAAGCAAGCTTCCAGATATCACACCAAATACAACATATCCTGATGGTCGATTGACATACGATTATCAACCAGAAGATAGTATCGAAGGTTGGTCTGAGTGTGTCCGCGTATTATGTGAATCCTATTTTGTAGGGGATTCCATGTATATGAATAAAAATATAAATTTTGATCTTTCCAAAATTAGACCAGAAGGTGCCATGATTGCTGGTAGATTTAAAGCTCCCGGTCCAGAAGGACTTAGATCTTCACTCGAAAAAATGAAACAAGTTTTCGAAGATAGATTAGCTCTTGGAGAAACTCGTTTACATGCTATTGACGTATATGATATCATCATGCATGCATCTGATGCTGTTCTATCTGGTGGCGTGAGACGTTCTGCCACTATTTGCTTGTTCTCCAAGGATGATCCAGAAATGATGTCTGCGAAGACTGGTGACTGGTTTATTAAAAATCCTCAACGTGGACGATCAAATAATTCCGTTCTTCTATTAAAGGACGAAATCACAAAAGAAGAGTTTGCCAAAATTATGAAGTCCACTAGAGAATTCGGTGAACCCGGATTCGTCTTTAGTGATTCTGAAGATATTGGTTACAATCCTTGTGTCGAGATTGGTATGTATCCACAAACTGAAGATGGTCGTTCTGGTTGGCAGTTCTGTAATCTTTGCGAAATCAATGGGAAGTATTGCGACACAGAAGAAAAATTCTACGATTGTTGTAGAGCAGCAGCAGTAATTGGAACTATGCAATCTGGTTACACCCAATTTACATATCTTTCTAAAGAGACTCAGGAGATTACTGAGCGTGAAGCTTTACTAGGTTGTTCTATTACTGGTGTCATGGATAATCCTGATATTCTATTGTCTCCAGAGATCCAACAAAGGGGTGCTGAGATTGTCAAGGCAACTAATAAGAAGGTTGCAGCTTTGATTGGTATTAGACAAGCAGCAAGGACTACAGCAGTCAAACCAGCAGGTTCTACTAGTTGTGTTCTTTCTACTGGTTCTGGAATCCATCCTCACCACGCTAAGAGATATATTAGACGAGTCCAAGCTAATCGTGCAGAGTTTCCTCTACAACATTTCCAAAAACAAAACCCTCTAGCTGTAGAAAAATCAGTTTGGAGCGCGAATGGAACTGATTATGTTATTTCTTTCTTGTGTGAAGTTCCCAAAACAGCAATCACTAAAAATAAAATGGGTGCTGTTGAACTCTTGAAGAAGGTTCAATTGACTCAACAAAATTGGGTAGAGTATGGAACCAATCCAGAATGCTGTGTTGTTCCTTATGTTCGCCACAACGTTTCCAATACTATTACAGTCAAGGAAGATGAATGGCAAGATATCGAAGATTATATCTTTGAAAATCGTAGATGGTTTGCAGGTATCTCTCTCCTAGCTGCGTCTGGAGATTTGGATTATCCACAAGCACCTTTCACAAGTGTTCTAGATGCCAAGGAATTGGTCGAAGAATATGGTGAAGGATCTCTTATGGCTAGCGGGCTTATTGTGGATGGACTAGCTTCCTTCAATAATAACTTGTGGGCAGCTTGTGATTCCTTAAATGGAATCGGTGAAGTCGTATCCCCAATCGATCAACCTCTGGAACCACAAATCCCATCCAAGAACAAGACCAAAGCTGATTTACAAAATGTTTTGCAATATTATGATAAACTAGAAGCATATGATGCTAACTTCAAAAAGCTTGATTGGCTTAGAAGGGCAAAACAATTCGCCAATAGATACTTCGATGGCAATATTAAAAAAATGTGTCATTGCTTGAAGCACGTTTATTCATATAAACAATGGTTGGATCTCAAGAGAGAATACGTCGAAATCGATTGGACTGAAGCATATGAGGACCACGAAACCTTTGTGAGTGCTGATACTTTGGCGGGTGCCAGTTGTTCTGGTGGGAAATGTGAACTAATCTAATGATTACCCATTGTATCTGTTACGACTTAAGTATTAAGGATATAGTAAATCTTCTAGTGGATAAAACTCTAGAAGATCTGGATATTTGTGACAGATGTAGACTCTGTAATCCTTATATAGAAGAATCATTGAAAACTGGTATCACCGAATTCCCCGTTGATTACTTCGACCGCTCTCATAAATAAAGAAGATGAATTGGACCAACAAACGCCGTATGTCGTTAGAAGAAGAGGAAGAAACCAAAGGAGTAACATCCTTTCCAATCTTCTTAAACACCCAAGAATCTCAACAACCATCAGGAGGGATTCGAATTATTGAAAATAAAATCTTTTTTTATAGTGATATTGATGACCAATCTTGTTTGGAACTTAATAGAATTCTCGTAGAATTGGATTCTAAACTACAAAGTTTAAAAACATCTCTGGGGGATGAATATAATCCGATTATTCACTTACATATTAATACATGTGGAGGAGAAATCTACGCAGCATTTTCTACAGTAGACACCATTTTAAATCTAAAATCGAACGTTTATACGTATGCTGATGGGTTGGTAGCTTCTGCTGGAACTTTAATTAGCTCTGTAGGTAAGCGTAGGTATGTTGGGAGACACGCACAAATGCTAATTCATCAATTATCTAGTGAACTTTATGGGACATATACTGATTTGCAAGCAGGAATGGACTCTGCCACGACACTGATGAAAATTTTGAAGGAATTCTATAAGAAAAACACTAAGATACCAATGAAGAAGCTTGATGAGCTAATGACCAAGGACATTTATCTGACCGCAGATGAGTGCTTGGCGTATGGTATCGTAGATGAAATCAAATAAAATGAAGAAATTCCAACCTATGTTGGCCGTAAAGGCCGATCTTGAATTAATTAAGTATCCGTGTTACATCTCAAGAAAACTTGATGGAATTAGGTGTGTCATCAAAGATGGTGTTCCTTACACCAGAAAACTTGAAGATATTCCTAATCTCTACATTAGAGAGAAGTTAAAGGGATTACCAGAATTAGATGGTGAGCTTATGATCCCCGGTAAAGGATTCCATGATGTTCAGAGTGCTGTGATGTCAGAAGATGGTGAACCTGATTTCAAATTCCATGTGTTTGATAATTTCATCTATCCAGAGGCACCATTCTCACAACGACTCAAGTTGGTGAGACCACCAAATCCATTCGTTCAAACTGTTTGGCAATCAATTGTCCAAAATGAAGCAGAACTTTTACGTTACCTAGACGTATTCATCGCTGAAGGTTACGAGGGTCTTATGGTGAGATCACCAGAAAGCCCATATAAATTTGGGCGCTCCACTTTAAACGAAGGTTACTTATTAAAGGTTAAGAAATTTTTTGATGATGAAGCAGTTTTGGTTCGTATGGTAGAAAAAATGACAAACACCAATCCAAAAACTTTAGATAAGTTGGGAAACTCTAAAAGATCATCACATAAAGCGGGTAAAGTTCCTGCGGGGACAGTTGGGACATTTATTGCTCTGTGGAAAGGGAAAGAAATTAAGCTTGGGTTCGGTGAAGGTATTTGTGATTATCATAAACAGGAGTTTTGGGATAATCAACAAAATTATATTGGGAAACAACTTACCTTTACATATCAAGAGATTTCTCCAAAGGGAGAACCAAGATTTGGTAAGTTCGTTGGATTTAGATACGATATTTAAGCGTCTTTTTCGCCCTCGAAGAGAACCTTTTGTGAAAGTTTTCTTTCATGGATCTGTGGCAATGCCTGAGAAACATTGCCATGATCGTTGATCTTTTCCAATTGTGCAATTTTCCTCACCCCATTATTTTGAGTCATTAATCTAAGTGGTAGATTGTGGAAGTGGTGACTATGTGGATAGTTCACAATCAAATCATTAGATGCTTTAGCGTAGGTCGGGAACCATTGTCCATTGACAAGAGTTTCCCCTATTAGTAATGCTCTGTCGTTGTTTGCAGCAAACTTTCCAAATGTAGTTGTGTCTTGCGTTTGTTGAACTTCAAGAGGTGCTGTGACATGCTGTAAGTATGTTTCACCTTCCACACTCAACCCGCCACCAACAATCACATTACCTTTAACACCTAGAGAAGACTCGACATATACTTGTCGATTGGTTCTAAGTGTAATTGTTTTAAGTGATTGTAATTCTACAAATGCTTCGGAGGCTATTTGGATACCGTGTGAAGCATTTAGATTTATTCGTTTGTAACCAGCTTTTAAAGTGGTTCCACCTAATTCAGTAGGACCAGTAGTCTTTAGAGATATACCACCAGAACCAACTGTTCTAGAGTATCTATTACAGATGATTTTATCATCGTTACCACAAGGAAAATTTGTAGCGTTGTCTACTTCTTCGATGTGTGGAACGTAATCATGGTTTTTAAATGTTCCAGTGGTAGACACAAGCATTTCAAAAGGTTGGCTTCTACCTTTTTCATCAATCCTTATACTAGGGAAATCATTGAATACAGCACCAACTTGTTCAATCTTGTGGCGTTTAATGAATTTGGTTTTGTCTCCACCATTCCCCATTCTGGATTCGATGGCAACTAAATCTTGTTGGATGTCTAATATTTCTTGACCAATATCAATACCAGCATCATCCCACTCACCACCTTCAGTGGCAGCATGTTTAGCAGCACCGAATTCTAAAACACCCGGAGCATTAGATCCATTAGCACCAGCAGATCGTTCGATGTCGTTTATATTTATTTGTGTGGGAGATGCTGGTGTGGTTTTTCCTCTATCTATAACTGTTGAATAGGTAGTGACTTCATCAGAAGTGCTTTTCCTTACAGGAGTTCCAGAGTATCCATTAAAGATGTTCTCTACAACTACAGGCTTGTTATTTAGAACAGGATTATATGCTCGTTCCCCGGATGGTTCTGTGGATGTTCCATTAGGATATCCTACACCACCACGTTTAATTTTAAACTGGGCATTAGAATTAGCAATTGATGAGTATATATCTTTCCACTCCTGAATAGCATTCAATTGAGATTGATCTATAAATCCATCTAAGTCATAAGAGCTTTCCCCAGTTCTTACCGTTTTAACCTTTGCAACAAATTCGGTCTTGTCCCCACCCACAGTTTCGAATGAATCGTGGACAATATTTGTTTGTTTGTTGTTTGTCGCTAATTCAGACGTTACAACATTAGTAAAATTAATATTCGACCCAGAACGATGTGAGAGTTTAATCTTTTCTTGTTCTGTCGTGTTGTCGATCTCCAATGCGCCACCACGCTGGTTCCAAATTACTTTGTTGCGATAAATTTTGGACATATAATTATTTAAGCACTCAACTCTCGAAGTCTATTGGATACTTCTGAGAAAGCTGCTTATCGTTATCGATTTCATTCATCAGAGACAACTCTCTGTAATCATGATACTTACCAAAGTATATAGGGAAATTCAGATCACCCTCATAGTGAAACACCCAAACCTTTGATCCCACTTCTGGTGTCCCAAACATACCTTTACCCTTGTTCACATGCTTGGATGGAGCATAGGAGTATGCGTATGGATTACACTTAACTGAAAAGTTGTTTAGTGGGGTGGAGAATGCATCTCCTAATCTAGTAGATTTGTTCTCGTAGAGAAATGCTGGAGAAAAAGATCCAGCAGATAGTGTTGGCACATCACTATTATTGATCTCAAACCCTTCAGGGTAATTACAATCAGATATAGTAGAGATTTTTCCGTCTCTATAGAATCTGAAATTGTTTGATTCCCCAACTAATGGCGCACATTGTTCTGCCCATGGGATTATAGCTGATATCTCTTCATATACATCAACGTCAGTCCAATCACCGTTGATGTCTTTATTATTCCAGATAGTATCTAAATTCTTACCTATAGCTCGAACATTGATATTATCATACTCATCAAACCATGAATCAAATGGTTGGTTGGATAATTCTGGAATGTATATCTTGACCCTATTAAGTTTTAAAGGATCGTTATTTTTGACGACTACGCCTCTATAGATAGAGTTATCAACTCTTCTGTATTCATCGCCACTGCCACTTCCTCTTACAAACATATTGTAAGATTATTTAACCTCAGTATCCTAAGTGACGCTTTCTGCGAGAGTCGGGTGTGGATACACCGTCCCCAAAAGAGAATGCTGAACCCGGAACAGTAAGAACCGTTGATAGGAATGGGAATGTGGTAAATCCACCAGCATTAACGATAGCCAATGTTGAACCACTATAAGCTCTATCGATGACAAATACTGAACCTGCTACATTTAAAGTAACTGTTGCTGATGCAAGTGGTGTGATAGTATTAAAAGCAATACCAACATGTCCAGTAGATAGACTGATGACATTCACGCCATTAGCAGATAATGATGCTCCAATAAGAGGTGGGTTTGTAGCTTTAGCTGCGGATAAAAGAACTGAGTCGAAACTGTAAATAGCCATGTTATTATTTAGTAATTCGATGACATTATTTCTGGTATCAAAATGACTCCGGGTTCCTTGACTACTTATCTCGTTTGACTAAATAATAACATGGAAAAAAGATTATACATCACAACAAATCTAATTAATGGGAAAGTTTATGCTGGGAAACATCATTGGAAAGATGGTTCTACTTATATGGGTTCTGGATATGCTCTTAAAAAAGCTTTTGAAAAATACGGTAAAGAGAATTTTGAAATTAGATGGTTAAGATTAAAAATAAATACACCAGAAGACTTAGATAGACTAGAGATTCGTTTGATTAGGTTATTGAAATATAGGTATGGGAATAAATGCTACAATATCCAAAAAGGTGGATGTGGTGGATATTTCAGTTTTTATATGTCAGACGAAGAAAAGAAAGAAGTTTATAAGAAAATCAGCGAGAGTAAAAAACGACAATATGCTAAGGGATTAACCCCCAAGCAAATAATTGGTAGAAAGATTGCCCGAGAAAAGATAATACAAAATTTAAAAGATGATACTATCTATAATAATGTGTTTGTGGCCGGGACCAAAAAAAGAGTAGAATCTTTAAAGGAAAGAAGACTATCACAGGGGGCGACACAAAGAGAATTAGATAGACAAAATAAATTACCTAGTTTCAGTATAAAACATATAACATATCAATTATCATTTCCAAACCAAACACAAAAAATTGAAACTATGACAGTAAAAGATTTTATGTCACAATATAAAACAGATTGGAATATCTTTTCCGTCGCTAGAGAACAAGGACAATTTATTTTTAAAAGAAGAACAGCTAGGACAAAACATCCATTTCCTGAGAATACCATATTGACTATTATATCAGAAGTAAAAGATTGTGACTTATAAATACGAAAAATCCACGGGATCTTCGGTTCCCGTGGATTTAGATTCGTTTAACTTTACTTCCGTAAGTCGCTTATTTATAACGAATTATAAATATGTGCTAACCGTGCCGGGGGTAAAGGCAACACCAAGTCCCTTGACAACAATGATGTGGTAGTAGAGATCTGCTCCAAAGATGTTGTTAACGATACCGTAACGGGTCATAAGACCAACGCGAGGTGTGAAGTTAACAGGATCGATGGCACGTTGCACCATGATCGGGATATAAGGGCAGTAGATAATACCAGTGTCATAGTATTCAGAACCTTTGTAACCCATCAGAGCATATTCAACAGGGTTTACTCTTGTAGGAGTATAGCTGTTGCTATTTGGATAATAAGTTGTGTTCTGAACTTCAGTACGAGTGTCACGATAAACAGTGAAACGTGAACCAACAGTTCCTACCTTAGCGATACCAACTCCAGCGGTTGAGACAGTTCCATTGATTTCAAATACTTTGAAGTCAGGAAGCATTTCAAGGATAGAGCAAACGCGAGGAGTTGCGATAACAAAGTTAGCGGCACCTCTACGGTTACGAGCAGCCATACGACCAGCCTCGATGATAAGACGTTGATAGAATGTGATATTACGTTCAGCAGTCCAACGACCGTCAGCACTTACTGGACTCCAGATGGAGATACCAGCACCATATCCAGCGTTAAACGCGGATTGGATCATACGCATAACTACTTCACGGTCAATTTCGGCTTGGATTTCATAGGACATCGCATTAGTAAGCTCGCCATCGATGTCGATACCTTGCATATTTTTGATGTCTTGTTCCAATTCGATAGACCAACGAGTAGCAAGTCTACGTGTTCCAGCTTCAACAGAAGTCTTTTCAAACTTCATTTCGATTTGTGGAATACGACCTGTGTTCTCGTAGTTTTCGAGTAATTGTGCAACACCTGAATCTTGATGTGCAAATGCCCATTCTGCGTGACCTGATAGGGCAGCAGAAGAAACACCTGTAAAGCGAGTGTCCAGAAGTTGATAGCCTAATTCACCTGCACCGGGAAGACCAGCATTGCCAGTATATCCAAGTCCGGGATTAGTTCCACCAGTTCCAGCTACTACTTGTCCAACGTGGTCGGTTTCATTAAGGAAGGTTGATTGATATGCATAACGCAGAGCGAAAGCAAGACCAACTGGGCCACCCATAGGTTGAACACCGCAAATCTCGTTGGAGATAAGTTCAGGGAAAGTACGACGAATCATAGGAATGAGAATCTTAGGAAGACGGGAATCTCCGGGAGCATAAGTGTCACCCTTGACAATGCCTTGCGTAGCTTGAGCATTACCAGTTGCGCCAAAAATACCAGCAGAGTTGTTGCCAGCTTCTTCGATACACCATTTTTCTTGGTTTTCTAAGAGCATCGCAGTCGTTTTGTAAACGTGCTCGTTTTGGATAGCAGGGATCGAGTCGCTGCTATAGTCCAGAACTTTTGCCCATTTACGGACAAGACCTTGAATTTTACTTTCGTTACCAGTTTGTGGAATTTCGTTCATATAATTTATTCTTTCTATATTTATTCAGGCTACATAAGCCTCATGGTTCTTGGTGAGATTTTTATCGCTTAGTTTTTGGCCAAGCTTTGGAAAGCTCTGTGAGATACATTTCTGAACCGTCACTATCATTATTTACCTTTTCCTCTACAACTTTTTGTGGGGGAACAATATCTGGCTTAACGGTGCGGTTATTAATAGCTTCTTCTTTTAAAGTTGAAAGCTTTTGCTTTTCGTTTCTATCAAAAAGTCTAAGGGTATAGTCGAAGTTTTCGTTGATAAACTTAACTGTCTTATCACCTAGAGCTTTTTTGATGAAGTTTTTCTTAGCTTCAGGAAGCTTGGAAGTCTTTTCTTCTAGAACTGCTTTGACCTCAACCTTTTCATAAGCTTCAGTAAGTTTGTCCAGTTTAGTTTTCAGTTCAGTGTTCTCAGTAGCTAGAGTATCGATTTGAGACTTAGCGTCCAGAACAGCTTCTTTGATGGAAGGATTCATCAGAGCAGTATCAACACCTAAAACATTGCGTAGGTTGGATAGAATATTATAAGCACTCTTATTTTTAACAGCTTGTGCGATATCTTCTGGTTTGATGGATTCTTCTAAGAAAGTATCCAGATAAGCGGATACTGTTTGAAGCATTTGTTTTTGAAATTTCTTAGCATCGCTCTTATTAGCTCTTTCGTATAGCTTAACGATTTTGACTAATTTGGAAGCGTTGTTTTTATCCACCGCTTCGACAAGACGGATCATTTTTTTGGTATGATCTTTGTCGATAGTGTTGATAAGAGTCCCAAGCTTTTCTGCATATAAAGTATCTTGCTCTTCAAGGGCAGTCGAAACGGCGAGTTCAACTTTTGAGTTAACTGCTTCTTGAATCGCATTCAAAGAATCTTCGGTGAGAATCTTTTGAACTTCTTCGGAAAATAGATTTTTAAGGCTCATTAATATATTTAGTTAAAAGAGTGGAGTATTTAATTCTGCTTTGATTTTTTCAGAAAGTTTTTTCTCAAGAACTCTTTGGAGACACTTATTAGCCTCTGCGTAGTTATTGAACACCAGATGATCTAAGAACTTTTTAATATCTTTATGTTCGGAAGTTGACTCCTCTACACAATTATTAACTTTTTTGTTCCCCTTCATTTTAGTTCCTTTCTTTTTATAACCTTTCCAACAATCTTTCTTTTCTTCATCCTCTTCGAATGTTTGTTTGGATCGATCATAGGTTTTTTTAGATTTTTCTACTTTAGTAGCGGGGGCAAATTTTTTGCGCTCCTTTATCTTTGGTCCGTCAAAGACTACTTTGCCACCGGATTTTTTCAGATCTTTTAAAACTTTACTCATTATCTTATTTAGTTAAGAGAGTTTATGAAACGTATAACTTGGTCACGAAGATATCTTTCAACATCTTTTTTTGGTAAAGAAGATAAGCCATTGTCTAATTTAGAGTAAGATTCTTCATATTTTCCAGAATCACCAATAACGAATTCTCTGGATTCTAATATACCATTTACGAAAGCTGTTGGGAAAGAAGGGTCAGCAACCATGTCCCATGCGACAATATGTAGATTCCTTACAATATTATGGTCTGTGGACTCTTCCAATGTTCCTAAGCTTCTTGTGGATACACCTAAAGAAACTCCTTGATTGATTAATCCTTTAACAAGATTTCCAATTGGAAGTCCTTCGCCGGATAAAATTTTTGATTTACCATACCAAGTCCCGTTATCTTCATGGAGTTGTGTGACCATGTGACAAGCACGTTCTGGATTAACTTCAGCGGTTTGACTATGGTTCAATTCTCCCATAGCACGATTGGTGTTTACCATCTCGTTGATATAGCGATTGATATCACGATCCAATTCTTCCTTTGGATAAACTCTTTTGTTTTTATTCTTAGCAACTCCTGTATATGGTCCTTGAATATACAGAGAGTTCCCAGAACCTAGTTTATTCTGCTCTTCAACAATTTCCATACCATCAAAAATATTCTGGTCCAGATATGCTAACTTAAGTTTCAGTGCCATATGTATATTTAAGTAATTATAATAAGAAATCTAATTTTACGGGTGTGAATCCATCCTTTTGACTATGAGCCAAAACCAAAAAGTCCATATTGTGGTTATGGGCGTATGCTTTGGCATACTTCCATTTATCCATATTGTTTTCCCAACGAACTTGTTCAGCTAAAAGTGTAGACTTTCTTTTTTTCCTATTGGTTCTATCTGGTTTGATGGTTTCCCTAAGATCCTTCAACTCAATGAGATATTTCTTAATGTTCTCACCTTCACGTATTTCTACGTAGTTATCCACATAGTATGTTCTATTTTTCTTCTTGATTCGATCATAATATGGAACAGTTATCCCCTCACTGGACCATCTAATAACCGTGTCAGTATTATCCAACCATTGAAAAAATTTGAGTTCGATTCCAGATCTATAAACTGGAACATCTATACCTATAAGTTTATCTGGGTTTTTTGGATGGTAAAACCCTTGCCTAAACTTACTATTTTTTTGTAGGGGTAATGATGACATAGCTTAAAGAAAAATTTTATAAGTATAATCACACGATATTACGAGAGTGGAGTAATATCATTTTAAAAAAAGAAAGTTATTCTCAAAAAGCCACCCCCCCCATCCCCACCTTTACCCGAAATAAAACCGTTTAAGGATGCTGATCCACCACCACCGCCGCCACCATAGTTACCACCATTACCACCGGGCCTACCTTGACCAGAACTAACGGAACCACCTCCCCCACCTGTTCCTGTGAGTATAAAACATTGATTTCCATTACCTCCTGCATTTCCTATGTTTTGAGCACCTCCCGCTAATAAAAAAGAAGGGTTTGCTCCGATTGAACCACCTGCTCCCCCATTACCGTTAGTGTTTGAAGTATTTAAACCGCCACCACCACCACCTCCTGTAGGAAACATTTGTGGTGATGTATTCGCAGCAGAACCATTCGCAGCAGAACCAGAACCACCGGCTAAGTTAGATATATTAGTTATTCCGAATATCGCTACAAGATTAGCAGAAGCGGAACCTGAGCCACCCCCGGCTGTAGACCCACCCCCACCAGAATTACCACCTTGTGCGGTAAATGGTCCGAAAGTTGTATTACCTGTAGTATTATTTCCGGGATTACCATTAGTATCATCAGAAAAAGCACTTGCGCCACCTAAACCTCCGTTTCCAACTGAATAAGCTACTGGCCAGACAAAACTAGAAACAGGTAAATTTATACCTCTTAGATATCCCCCGCCCGCACCGCCGCCACCACCTCCCCTATTGGTTCCTGCTCCACCCCTACGTCCTGATCCACCCCCACCGCCGCCGCCTATCATAATTATTTCAAAGGAAATAGCACCATCCGGCAAATCGATAGATCCGCTTCCAGAAGTGTATTCGGTGACAACAATCTTGTTACCTTTTTTTTCTATTGAACTTAGAGTCGCTGTAGAAACTGGCTTGTTTAGATCAGAAGTATTATCAACTTCATCTAATCCAATATCGTTTTTGGTGATACCACTAGCGCCGTTATTGAAAACAGCAAACCCGCCAATTTCTAAATTGCCGTCAATATTTTGATTTCCGATAAAAAAATTGCCGCCAGATAAATTAGTTTTGGTGGAAGATAAGTTACTTAACCCGGATGTTGTTTGGGTAGACAGCGTTATAAATTGTGTTTGGTTTGCTTTTGTGGAAAGAGTGACAAATGAGGTTTCCCATCTAGCAGATAACCCACTCACATCTGACCCACCACCCGCCCCCCAAAAACCACTATTAGCTTGAATAGTGGTATAAGCAGAAGACCATTGATCACTACTACCACTATTCGTGCTTAGACTTCCTTGGATAGTTTGGTTGCCAAATTCTATTAAGTGTAAGGGCATATTATGTTATATTTAATGGAGCAACTTAGGATGTCAATCACAAAGCAGTGGATGAGAGTGCTCCACTATCAGTAATAGTTATCCTGAATCTAGTTCCGTTTGCAGATCTCAGCACCACTCCCTTGGTAAAGTCTGTGATCTCCACATCTGATGATATAGAAGCAGATCCACTCAATTGTAGTTTATGTGTTTCATTGTCTACATCAGTTCCAATTAAAACGGCCCCTCCGCTTTTCATCAACACCAAATCACCGAATCCGCTTGCTACATTTCCTATTTCAACAGCAGAATATACATTTGTGCCACCAGAAGAAGCGTAGCCCATAATCACTTTATCACCAACCGTTCCACCATTAATAGATGGAAAAAATGAAAATGACCCAGACGACGCACCGTTGGAACCGAATAATGTTCCTGCTGGAAGTTCACCAATTCCTGCCCAATCTGGAAGCAACCAAAATTTTCTAGTTAATCCCCAATGTTGGCTACCGCTAGCGGATAAAGTTCCCGCTATATTCTGATTCCCTATAAAATTATTTCCACCAACAATATTAGCCTTGGACGATGATAAATTAGATAAATCAGAGGTTGTTTGTGATGATAACAATGCAAACTGAGTCTGGTTGGCCTTTGTCGATAATGAAGTATATGCGATTTCCCATCTGGACGATAATCCACTAACATCCGATCCACCCCACCCGGAAGATAAGTTTGTGACAGTATTATAAACATTGTCCCAGTTTGCTGAAGAGGCTCTAACTTTGGATGATGCAGTTTCCCAATTGGCGGACAATCCAGATACATTTGAAACACCACCTCCACCAGATCCCCAACCCGATGATAATGACTTCACAGTATTGTAAGTGTTTTGCCAATTTGCGGAAAGTCCAGACACATCTGACCCACCAGATAGACCAATATAATTGTTTGCTTGAATAGATCCATTAATGACTATATTGCCATTTATGATTCCACCGTCAGCAAATTGTTGTGCGACCGTCCCCCCTCCACCACCATAAGAAATGGCATATTTTCTAAGTTCTACTTTATATTTTTCAAACTTATTATGTATGATCGTATCATAATCTTTTTTCAGCTTATCAAATTCTGATAATTTTTTATTCTTAGCTTCTAATAAAATTTCTGGAGCTTCTGTTTTGAATTGTTCCAAGACAGTCTCCATGTTGGAAATGGATGCAGATATCCTATTATCTAAATCATCTCCCATCTTTTCAACTAAAGCATTGACATTGCCAACTCTGCTAAGGGCTTTATTTAAACCCTTTGTGAAGGTATCATTTAACTCGATGTTGGATTTTTTGATCGTGTCAATTTCGGAAGCGAAAGATTCTAATTTCACTAGATCTGCTTTATTCTCTAGTTTTGAATATAATTCATTTTCAATACCATCAACTTTCTCTACGATTTGTAGAGCTATTTCGTTAAGTTCTTTTTCAACTTTTGGTAAGACTTTGGCATTATATGCTTCGATGATTATCTCTCTTATCTTCTTATCAAAGATGACTGATGATTTTTCAAAGTTTTCGTCTAAAGAGTTTCTCAATTCATTGGAGATATCAAATACTCTAGTATCTAATTTTTCCCTAAGAATAGAAAAATTATCAGTTGATTCGTTCACGATTTCGTCTTTTATCTTATTAGATATAGAAACGAATTCGGAAACTAAAGAATCCCTAGCCTCTTCCAATGTTTTGGACAACTCTTGATTGTATCTATCATGTTTATCAGATATTTCTTTGAGTTGTTTCAACTTATAAAGTTTGACAGCATTTTTGGCAGCTTCTTTTGCTTCATTTATATGCTTCTCGATATCTTCACGGGAAGTGTTTTCAGAAACTATATCATATATAAGTTCCTTTACACTCTCATCAATTATCGAGATTTCTTCGGATGAATCTTGTTCGACAATAGGGGGTGTCAATTTTGCTAAACTATACTGCTCCAATACTTCTGGAGTAGCATCTATGATGGAATCTTCGGATGGCAATCCTAAATTCTTCTCGGAAAATATAACCTCGGACTTCCCTTTACATAATATAAAAGGATACAATACATCAACACTCTCTATTCGAATAGGAATATGAACCACTGGGTTTCCTTTATATTCGGAAACTTTTTCCACTGGGTATCTCTGTCCATTTAGTTCAACCTCAAAAACACCGAAGAAAATTTCTGAAAAATTTTCAACTTGTAAGATGTTTAGAGGCGAATTAGTTGAAGTATGGTTAACTTCATCGCCAAACAATTTCATTAAAACTATTTAATGAAATGAAATTATTTGTCAATTATCCAATAAACATTCCGATTCCTTCGAAATCACCATAACCACCCTCGATTAAGAATTGTTCAAGCGCGGCTTTTTCGGAGACTCCTTCTTGAAGGACTTCGCCTCCATTTAAAGTTCCACCACCAAGCATATTAACACCAGTGATTTTAGTAAGAATTCTACCCCACATTATTTTGGTTAAGGCCACAGAGTAATCCAAAACCCACTTTTCTTTGACAATATCCTTCAGAGGTCTTTCCACATAACATTCCAAAACACCAACAAAATTTGATGTTGGTCTTGGTTGTGGATACATTCTCAGATATTGTGTTCTACTATCGAATTGAATATCTCTTTTGATAGCTAGGACTTTTTCTCTAGTATCTTGCCAATCTTTGACCGTGTGCCAAGATAGAAGATCAAATCCGAAATTCCCCATAGCATACGAATAATATGTTTGTTGTGCCAGAGTTTGTTCCATACTGAACAGCGTATTAATACCACTAGAACTTCCCTCTACAAAGTCCACGACATCTATAACTTTTCTATAGTCCATTATATCATAGTCGAAAATGTTATTGTATTTCTTAACATCTTGAACATTCTCACATTGCATGGAGAATCCTTTTCTTGGAGACAGTTTGAAATAGTTCGCAACTGAAGAATCAAATGCGGTTAATTGAGAGTAGGAGGCTTCAGATAAAACATCCAAAGTTTCTATACCCTCTGTTGGAACAGAACCACTTAGAGCGGAGGATGATAGAAAATAAGAATATGGGATTGCCGATGTTGCAATATACAAATTTTCTCTTAGTGCCACATTAAAATCTGGGGTTGGTCTAGTTGAATCTGCCAAATTCTGCGCTAACGTGAAATTAGTATTCGCCACCGTGTAAAGATAATCCAAGCGAATACCTTTATCGTGCTCATATAGTCTGCTATCAAAGATCAAATACTCTTTAGTGTATCCAGCATATTTTGTGAAGAATTCGCAGGACATGGAGATAGCGTCATATAATTGATCCGGGTGAACCTCCACATTAATCATTGGATGTCCCAACATTCTCAAAATTCTTTCCCCCAAAGCTTGATAACAACCAATTTTAGAACTTAAATTGGTGGACAGGAAAGCTGAGATGGGAGTTACTTCACAAAGATCACTCATAATATCTATTTAGTATTAAATATACCTATGGCTTTGACTGATAACTTTGGCACCCAATATTATGGAATCTCTTGTGGAATTCCAAGTGATGCTGGTTTAAATATGAACGCCAATTCTGGGACGAAATATTATAGAAATTCTGCGAATGAGTTTATTTTATGGGGACAAACAACACAATATACCCACGTTCAAGCCAATACAGGATCACAATTGTATTTCTTAAAGTGTGCAGTTCCTAGTGATGCTGGTGTCAACTTGACCAGAAATTATGGCACAAATTACTATTATTCCTCTGCGTTTAATTGTGTATCTTTTTGTGATTAAACTGGTTGCTCTTGACCAACTATTGGCATCTCTGGTGGTGTTCCAGCATTAGGTGGTGGTGTAGATGCATCTGCTTCAGGTGCTCCCCCGAAAGGTGGTGGAACTGCTGAACCTCCACCCGCTGGTGGCATTCCTCCCATATCTCCACCTTCGGCAGGTAATCCTGCTTGGGCTTGTTGTAAAAGTTGATCTTTCCAATCTGGCCCCATAGCCATGATTTGTTGGATCTCAAATTCAAAAGCTGCATCCAAGCGACGAAACTCTCTGTTAGCTAGGATTTCTTTATCGGACCATCCCAGAGCTTTTTTCATGGCCATAGTATCAGAAATTTTTTGTGTGGAAACCAAGTTGTTGAAAGTGTTAACCTTTAACTCTTGCTTCTGATTATTTCTAAGTTCATAGAAATTAGACGGTGGATTGAAAACAACGTTTAGGTTTTGCTCTGTTAAATCATAACCCTCCTCACTAAACATCTTGCGAAGTTTAAGGTGGGTGATGAAACCTTTTTTCAATCCTGCGGCAAACTTTTGTTGCTGGCGCATAATCATGCGAGCAAATTTCAATTCTTCTCTAAGAATATCTGAGCCATCACGGAAAGAATCTTCAGGATCTAAACGAGACGCGGGCGTTTTCAGAGAACGATATAACTTCTTGATGAAGAAGTATAGCGTGTCCATTTGGTCATCGCCCGGAGTTCCACCAATAGTTTCAACCGTAGTAGCTTCTTGACCTTGTCTCTTGGCGAACCAATATGAATCTAATGTTGATTGTGGACTATACTTTTTAACAATATCTCCTTGATCAGAATCGAAAGTTTTAGTGGACCAGTATTGAGCTTGTAATCTTCTCAAATATGCTTCTGCTTGTGGAACTGGTAATCTACCAGTATCGACGTTGAATACAAAACGAAGTGGAGCATGAACCATTCTGTGTATAACCACAGCATCTTCGATCATGGAAAGTTGTCTATATGCTCTTCTAGCATTTTCGATAAACGGAATTATGAACTCCCTAGTTTCGTTATAAGTAGAGTTATTAACATATACGACTTGGTTTTCTTCGTATGGGATTGGTTCATATTTTTCAACTTTTCTAGGATCGTTCGGATCGAAGATAGGTTTTTGATACAAAAATGCTTTGATCAGCATGTTTTGGATGTTGCTATAAACAGGGTCTATCATATCCGAAGGGATTTTGACGACGCCTAAAACTCCCTCATTTATATAATCTTCGTGAACGATCTGTTCGAAAAACAATTCACCTTCGGTTAAGAAGTCTCTAAAATATTGCCAACCGTGATTATGTAAATCAAAGTGTTCGATATATTTTGTGAATTCTTCCTGAATTAGTTCCTTTTTATCAGAATCTAAATCTTTCACATGTTTAAATTTTAGTTTAACGATCTCATCATTTTCATCAGGGTTGATCGTTTCATCACAGATTTCATCTAAAGCATCGGCAATTTCGGAGAAAGATGCCATCGTTCTATAATCACGGAGACGCCCCGGTTTATCTTCGGATGCTGTCGCATACATGACATCAGAGAAAGTTTTGTCTCGCTCGATAGAAGAAAATGCTGTATTGTTAAAATCGTTATTTAGAGTAACAGAATTCTTAGCAATAGCTTCTGGTCTACGCATTCCAACATGTTGGAAATACTTATATTTTGGATTTTTTGCTTCTTCTGAATCTAAAACATTATAATTATATGGCGCTCTAGTCTTTAAATAGGAAGACATAGAACGATCATAATTTGAGGATTTTCCGTCTCTCGAAATGTTTGATCTATTATTTGGATTGTTTACCATGCCACCAGAAGCCATAATGGTATTTAACCTAATATGTTGAATTCGCAAGTATGTTAACCAGAAAAGGAATCTATGATCAAACTATCACCAAATTCTGTTAATACGTTATCTCCATTTTCAGTATATACATATGTATCATTAGTATAAACTAATATATTATGATTATTTTCGGACCATCCCGCAGAATTTGCAGTCACAATGGTAAATCCATCATCGTTCAACCATTCGGCACTAAGAGAAACCACCGCAATATTATCATTAACTATCTGTATTACTTCATCTGGTAATCTATAAGCTGAAATTATTGGGAATTTAGCAGTTGTAACCTGCTCATAAACCAATCCCGGAATCGCGATATTAGAATTTAAATACCATTTATTATTAAAATCAAATCTTTTACCATAAAACGTGATAACATTTTCGTTGGATGCGGGGATCGAGATATTTTCGTAAAATGGTCGCCCATTCACAAACTCATTGGTGAACTCAGGATAAGCTGAAATTAGAATAACGTCAGTTGTGGAATAGTCGATCCCGGACAGAGATGGGTAAGAGTCGTAAGCTGAGTCTATATCAAGATCAGTGGAAATAGTATGGAAATTAGAATTGACCACATAAATTGGCGCAGTTGTAGTCTCAAATGCTGGGAATATCCAACCTTTAATAGAGAAAGAAGTGTTACCAACAATTCGATATTTGGCATCTTCACTTATATCGATAGGATTTTCGTAACTAACATCACCGGACCAAGAAACCTCTGATCGAATTTCGTCATCAAAATCTAGACCAAATTCCTCTGGAACCTTCCAAGAAATAATGAAGTATGGGTTACACCAAGGAATGAAATTTTGAACAATCTGATCAATATCTTCCTTATAACCAGCAATCATGGAAACATTTAGGTCCATGATCACTGGAATAGGTTGAGGAATTTTGGAGATGTTGTTACTATTCAGATGCTTTCTGTAGATATATTCTTCTTTGTTCTGAATTCTACTAGGATCTCTTTTAATATTGGTTTGTTCAATAGCTACCGCAGGAAGAGTGATATTTTTGGCCTGATTTACAATGTCATACAGGACTCTTTGCTTAGGTCCAAGGATATATCGAACATTAACTTTCTCTTTAGCTACACGGTCTTTAGTGTATCTGAAAACGAAAGCGTCATCAAACGCAGCAATAAATTGGATTAGAGCTATCTGTTGTTCAAAAAAATGACTATGTTTCTTCACTTATCTTATTTAGATAAGAGATGCGGTGCATCAAAGATATTGGCAATAACCTCGCAGTAATTCTTAATTTCCTGCCAATAATATCCTTCAGCCGGTTCTTCTAAATTATATGCGAATCCAAACCAAGCATTGCTCGGGTCGTAAACACATACCAAATTCTCGCTTGTCACTTTGTAAGAATCATCGTGGAAATAATGGATAATGTCTCCTTCATATATCTCTTTACCGTTCTTATCATAACATCCAGTGAATTGTTGGACCACATAATCCTCATCCGAAAAACAACCCGGACCCAGTCTATCCCAAGGGATGAACTCCCCATAATATTTGTGCCAAGCACGAAATCTTATATCTCGACTCATTGTAGTCTATCTAAAAAGAATTTAGGAAGCTTTGACTTGTTTTTATAAATCGCGTCGAAAATAGTTCCATCCAGAATATATGTATTTCCTTCGTCTTCTGGAGAGCGAATGATTCTACCACAAGCCTGAACAACGGAACAAAGCATTTTATTAGAATACCAATCCTTGTCGAGCTTCATCATTTTTTCCGTTCTGGTTTCCTTGGTTGGTAGCCAAGGTGCCTTTAGGACGATTTGGAACTTACCGAGATCACCCTTTAAATCGACTCCATAGGTCATACTAGGACTCACCAGCACAGTCGGATCACTAGTCTTCTCATGAATGTTTAGGAGATCTTCGTTTCTTACTCCAGTCTCCCTACAGAGCAAGCGTGAGCTATTCACATTCTTTCGCATGTAGTCTGTGATGAACTGTGTATGTGTATGAACAATTCCCTTTTGATCACTATGTTCTTCGAGAATTCCTTCAACTTGTTTGGCAAGTTTTGGCAACATATCATTCATATTTTTGAAGTTTAATTTCTGAGAAGCTAGGATATAAATTGGTGCTTTCGCAGAATCAAAGATAGAATCTACTTCAATGTATTGAAAATCTTTGATGCCTAAATTCTTACAGAAGTTAGGAGGATCGATGATCGTAGCCGACATGATGATGACATGGTCAGCATAATCAAACAAATACTTTGAAAGTTTATCAACCTTTAGAGGAATGAACTTGATGATTTTTTCGATGTGTTCGATCAGATATTGGGAATCGTAATACGTCGTGATCAGAACATCCATACTTCTCTGAAGGTTCATCAATTTAGAATATTCACCTTTTTTCTTGGAGAACTCTGAATGGTCTGATTTATTATTCTTGAAGAACTCCGCATAACTCTCAATGTTTTGAGAGACTGCAATAAGAGTTTTCGACAACCAATCCAAAACTTTAGTTGGAGTCTCTTGTGTTGGGTATGCGCTGATATCAGTGTTAGTTTTAACTAAAAAAGGAATATCTATTTCACAAGTAAATTGTGAAACCAATTGATCTTCTAATTCAGATCCTTCGTCACAAACGATAATTTTTCTTTTCTTCAAGTGATCTGGTAGAGAGAAAAACATGCTGTAATTCAGCGAAGCGAATCTACTCTTCACCATTTCATTACGTTGATTGTAATAAGTGCATTTGTTACATGCCCAACAATCTGCTTTCATTCTCCCGATGTAAGTGCATGGTGCGACATCCACGGTCAAGGTTTCATCAACTTTACATTGATAGTTTCCTTGACCTTTTAAAATTCCAGTTTCTTCAAAAGTGTCTTTGTATTGATCCTGTAGAGATTTGGTAATAGTTAGAGCATAGCAACCAAATAATGGTTCTTCTTCCGCATACATAGGGCCATCTTCCCCATAGATGGTATAATCATCTACTCTACGTTTGAATGTATCAGAAGCTTCATTAGTCGAATTTGCCAATGTTGGGGGGATAAATGATTTACCGCTCCCGGTTGGAGCGTTGACAACAATAAATTTGGTTTCGCTAGCGATAGCTGCCTCAATTTTATTGAGGATGGATACTTGGGATTTGTTGGGAGAAAAGCCTTCGGGAAAGTTTAAAATCAAATTAGTCATCTGAAACGAGTATAGCAGGCGTTTGGTAAAAGTCAACCCGAAAGGGAGATGGTGTGGGTAACAAGATAGAGATAATTGTTGTGTAGGCGAGAAGCATCTGATTTATTCATCAGTAACATTTTCCAATAAAGTTCTTCGGTCCTCGGACAAAATGCGGACAACGTGTAATCAAAAATATAACCATCCGGTTTTTGAATCACTTTGAATGGATATGGTAGATCATATTCTACTTGCTTGTCGTCGTCCTGCTCAAGCTTGAATCGAATGAAAAATTGTTTGGTGTTATAAACCTTGATTTTCCCCCTTTTAATAGACTTACCATCGATTTGAAAATCTACATTTTTTAGGATGATGTTTTTTAGTTGCTGTTCGAGCTTGTGCATACGTATACTTATTCGATCAAATGATAATATCAACCATTCGAATCCATAAATTGTTGTTTCTGTCCAGCACTCATGGTGAAGATGGTTTTATCGAAATATTTCCACCAAGTTTCATCTGCTGGTATAGTTTGACGTAAGTGACAATTATCCATACTCACGTTGCGGTAGTCTTGCATCATGATATCCCAGACAACAACAATGTTGTGTTTATTCTCATCGATTCTCCTAGCAGTTCTAGGAAGATGAAAATTTAAACGAGTGATGCCCGTATGGGAATTCAACATACTCATAGAATTAGAGCATAACATTCGTCTGACTTCTGGTCTTCCGGGTGCTCTTTCTGGCCTTCGTCTGACAAATACAATCTCACAAACATTAGAGTTGAGGAGATTTTTTAATTCTCCCCTACTAACTGTTCGGTCAGTTTCTTTGATATTGGTCTTATAGGATTCATCTTCCTGATAATCATCAATATCCTGCCAGTTCTTTAAAAACCTGCCCCAAGCGTCTCGCAAATTTCCTTTAGAATCTTGCCAGATTTTCTCGTATCTCGCCTTTCCAGAAGGTTTTGCCATCTAATTATTTAGCGTGACAGATACCGAAGATTCTTTGTTCATTTAGGAAATGACCATTCTTCAGTTTACCGTGACCAGCTACTTCAAGATTAGAAATATCGATGCCCATGTTGTTCGGGAACACAACAATATCGCCAACTTTGGTATATTGAACTCTTGGTCCAATTAGAATAACTCTACCCTTTCTCCAAGCAGATTGAACGTGGGACAAAGGAATAGCGATTCCTCCACGACTTAGTGCTTGGCCACCAATACCATCTTCAATGATGTCAGCGAATTCAACTAGAACAACATCATCAATCAAAGAAGAGAACACATAATCATCAGTAATCCCAAAATCTGTTGGTAGAGTTCGATCCGAAAGATCGATGTGAGACTTTTGAACTGGTGCTAGGTCAATGGAAACTTTAGGTTGTTCAATATGGACAAATTTATCACTCATAGAAACTTATTTATTATAGCTTTTTAAGATGTCAATCTCTCTTTTAGAGTAAAATTCTGGAATAGCTGAAGGTAATTTTGCTTTGGTTTTCTTCTCAGTCTTTTTAATATATTCCCATTTCCTTCTACTCAACTTTGGTATGATCGCATCATAAAATCTAAACTGATCTTCCTTCTCCAAGAAAATCTGAGTGTATATATTCAACGTGTCATTGACGTAATTGACATGTCTCCCACCATCATAAAACGAAAATACTTTCTGACACAAAAATGGAACAAATTCCTGTAATAGATCAGGATCTAGTTCTGCCCTGTCCTTCTCGTAAAGGAGATAATTTAAAGCGTTGAATGTCATAATTATTTTATATATTCATCGTTTCCGTTTTCGCGAACAACTATTATACCAAAATCAAAGTATTCACACTTATCTAATAGTCCCTCTTTTTCCAGATTGTTTCTGGAAACTCTTTCACCATATCCAGTTTCCTGTGACCAGAGATCTCTAAAATTTTGGAATATGTTACACATCTTATCCATGTTCTCTGGGTTGGATATATAAATCATTTCGTTGATCATATCCATAATATCTGATTTGGTTTCCTTATACACGATCTCATTGATATAGAATTTATTGGGATCGATAATATCTGGAACGTTGTCAATCACCACATCTGGCCTCAATCTAACAACCAAGTCATATTCTTTCCCGCTGATGTTCTTCCACGAATTACATACAGACATCATATAATATTGACAGAGTAATCTAGACGGTGACATAATATGCCATGACATATCTTTACACGAATCGATGATCAAATCCATAATAGCCATGGACTCAACTTTACAAACCTTGAATGGTAGCATACTTGTCAAGTAACTAGTGGTGATTATATCATCGGCTTTCAAGAGATCATCGTAAATAGTATCACCCATGATAGCGTGGACATCATCATATCTGGCAACTTTGGTATAACATGGTTTCTCCCATGTTGTCATGTAGTAATCCAAATCTCCTAGTTGAGATAGGACTTTATGATTCTGCTCGTAACATTTTTTAAATGTTCTCAGACCACCACTATAACAAACAGCTACTCTCATTTTAATTTTTCTCTAAGCATTGTAGATGAAACACCGGGTGTATAGTCAGGGTATTTAAACTCTATCCCATACATCTCGATCTGTTCTTCTGTGATATTCATTTGCTTGTATAGACTACTACCACTCCAGTCGCTTCCATGGACTATAACAGACGGTTTGAATATGTCAATATACTTAGATTGTGATTCATAATCCTCTAGAATGAAAACAACATCAACATAACCCAGATGCCTAATCGCATTCAGACGAACATTTTCACTGTTCGCCATTTGAATTCTCTTATATTGCCAGATAAATTTATCGGAATTGACAGCAACCACAAGAAGATCACCAAACTCTTTGGCCTTTTTGATGATGTTGATATGTCCTTCGTGACAGAAATCCCAACACCCTGCGATATAAACTGTTTTAAGTTGCTTCATAAATTTTGGTTATTCCTTCTACAAGCGAAGTCTTAGGTTTCCAGTAATTAAGAATGTATGGATCGGGTGGATTCATAGCATTCATTTGTGTGAGATCCTTTCGATCTCCAATCTCCACACCACAAGATGAAATATTCTGGATGATAGATGCTACTTCGAAGATAGTGGTCCACTCAAAGCTTGTGATGTGATAATTCTTATCTCTCTCCAATTTATAATAACGTGTTGCCAAGATCTCTAGAGCTTCGACGCAGTCATCCACATATAATAATTGGCGAGACTCAGAACCATCTGTTCGCATTTTGATATAGCCATTATGTTTAGCCATTGAACAGAAGTCTGTGATGACATGAGACTTTTCGTCATCATGTTCTATTCCGTATACATTCCATAAACGAACAACCAATCCACCCAAATCATTAGTCATCTTCTCTCCAAGAAGCTTCAGCATCCCGTATGTGGAATGAGACAACTCTGCCATCTGAGAAGATGTGAAGATGAATGGTTTATTATATTTCTCCAGAAGAGAAAATGTCGTGGTCATTATCTGCATGTTGTTTTTAATGAACTCATATGAGTGTTCATTAGCTTCTAGATACTTCGCTCCACCAACATCAGACGCAAAATAAAAGACAAAACTACAAGCCTTTACGGCACCTTCAATAATGATATTACGCTCTCTCAAGTCATGATACTTATTGATTTTGATATCAATTTCAATTACTTCATGTCCCATCTTTTTTAGATGTTCGCATGTTGGTTTCCCAATTTGTCCTTCACTTCCTAAAACTAAAATTCTCACAATGTTTCTAAAATGGTTGCGATGTAGTCATCTGTATGGATATATCTTTTGACATATTCGAAATTTTTTTCTTTACAATCTTCAATTAATTCCGAAGTGTGTTGAAAATCACTAGACAGCATAGCTAAAAGCGTATCCAATTCTTCTATGTTTTTAAATGTTGGGAACCCCGAAGTTAGAAAATAATCTCCAATATTTGGGCAACCCCAGAAAATAGGGATAGTCCCAACCCTAAAACAATCCAATAATACCTCAGTGAAGAAATTGTCAGCAGAACTATTCATCACGCATATACTATATTTATAATCTTTTAACGGTTCCAGTTTATCATCGAATAGTTTATATCCAGAACCCCAAACATCAAAATTGTATTTTGATTGCAATTTGTCAATAATTTCGTGGCGAAAATTGTGACCATCGCTCATTCTCTTATTAGAGGCAATCATAGAAATACCTTTAGTCTTCGAATAAATTTTAGCAACATTGTCAGGAATTCTACTCTGACCAACAATGTATTTAATATACTTCTCACCACGCTTCAAGAGTTCGGCATCATAAGTGAGGATATAGTCAAACTTGTCTTCTATCTCGATAATTCTATCGTAGTAATTGCTAAAGCACCTTGGCTCAAACAACCAAGCGATCTTCAGTCTAGAAGAAACCTGATCAACCACAGGATCAAAAATAAAATCATCAGTGAATAGAGTGATTCCGTCATAAGACATCAATCTATCAATGTAATATATCTTGGCTGGTGGATACGTGTAGGTCGAAGTGAATACACCAACATGATCCTTCGAATGATAAAAGTTGTTATCAAATAAATTAACGTTGAGCATATTTATTAGAGTATTTCTTTCTAAGAATTGTTAATCCATTGTTCCATGGCAACGTTGCGAATTCCCAGAACTGTGGGTTGAGTTCAGCAACCGCACGATACGGTCCACCATTTGCCCACTGACCCTCTTTGAGAGTAAGATCGGTGTGGTAGAAGGGACAAGTGTTACCATACATCAGATCATGGATACAGATGATTGTGGAGGGAGAGACAATTCTATCAAGAACCTCCAATTCTCGCTTAACATGGTCATAGGAATGCCAATCGTCAAGATAAACAAAGTCTGGAGAATCGTCTCTATATTTTTCCCATTCTAGTAAAAACTCCACAGCATCTTGTTTGTAGAACTTATAATTTTTATCCTCCTTGGAACCAAATGGGCAATCGTCAATATCGACAGAATGTAAAAATCCACCGTTTCTCGAAACCGCTTGTAATATTGGTTTAGTTGTTGTCCCATTTCGAACACCCAATTCGATGTATTGTTTTCCTTTACAGGCTAAAGCAATTGAAAACAGAGTCAATAAATGTTGATCTGAATCTCCTGTGCCTGTTAGTGTCTTTTCTATGTATTCTTCAATCATTGTAAATTGTTATTAAAGGTTCTCATATTATTGAGATAGTGTGGTTGTTTAGCCCTGTCTTGATCATCGTGAGTGGAATGGTTTAAGTGCCACAAGACATTCCCAGTTTGGTAAGTTACACGATTAACTTTCTTGGATCTCTCTCTAAAATCAGTATCTTCAAATCCCCAACCAATAAAGTTTTCATCATATCCACCAATTCTATAAAATGAATCTCGATCAATTAGGTTACATCCACCCGGAGAGTTATTCGAGATGACATGAACATTTCCGTTATAGAATCCAAGCTCGAATGAGGTTAGTTCTTTTTTCAAAGTTTCGAAATCGAAGTAACCATATCCGGGACTCATGAATTCTGGAAAAAAGTTTTTCTTAACGTCAACAAAGATCCCATTGTATGGATACACATGATCATATATCCCGATAAGAATATCATTATGAGCAGCGTAGATTGCTGCTGGCTCAATCAAAACGTCTACATCCCAAAAACATAAAACACTACCAGATGATTGTTTAACAGCCTCATTGAAGCAATGAGCCTTTTTAAATTCGTCATCATTTTGGAAAAATAAAACCTTTAGGTCTGGATATCTTTTCTTCTGTGTTCTGAGTTCTTCATCAAAAATCTTATCATCTACAATTACTGTGATATCACATAACACAAATTTATGATCTAAAAAACTCAATAGGGTCTTTAGATTATGTTCTCTATCCTCACAGTCCTTTCGGTAATGGATTATTACCGAAAGTTGAGGTAACTTATATTCTGATAAATTCGTCTCTGTAGATGTCATCGTGATTTTCGAAATTTTTGAACCAAATCTTTGGGACTACAATTTTATTCTTCGGTTCGCCTATTAAGGATGCCCACCAAGAGAATGAACTGTTGCTGGCAATGATATTAGCATGCCTACTAAGCAAAGTAAAGTCAATTAATTCATCGCCACCATCAATGATGCGTGCAGAATCACCAAGTTGGAAAATTCCATCTCTACTAGTATCCTTAGCATCGGTAAAAATATTCACGTTCTTAGCTTCTGGAAATAAATCTAAAGCGTTTGTGAAATATTCATAATCACAAACATGGTGAATATGACTATGAACTAAGTAATCACCTCTCCTGATATGGATGCCAACATCATCTGGTTCTGGGTGATAGTGTGGATTCGGTAACTCCAACATCTCGATGAATTCATCCTTATAATCTTGAAAATATTTCAAAGATTGGAAGTAACCAGAGATAGATAAGTGAGATGCCCCATATTCTTCTAAATTATATTTCGGTATAGGATCATAATTAAATCTCTTTTCGTTATAATATATCGGAAATTCAACATCTCCACAAAACCTTTGATCATATTTGAAATTTTTAAATATGGTGTTTTGATATTCGAATCCGTTTTTTCCCTGTGAACCATGCCATTCAGAAGCATCTAGATATAATTCTGTCTTGTGTTTTTTAGAGTATGCAAATGCAGCAGCTACTTGAAATAACTGATTCCCTAATCCTCCTTGTAATTTAATATATGTCATAACCCCTTAACATCTTTCTCATATTGCTCTCTAACCTTTAGACCGTATTCGTATAATACTTTATTGTCGTGTGTTCCGCCTACATCAATATCGGTATCACCATTATCGGGATTATACTTCTGAACTCTCCACGACATACCCTCGTAATGTTTGAAATATTTTCCCTCCATCTTAATATCGGCTATCAATAGATCAGCGTTTATGATATCTTCAAACATGGTTGACCCGATATCATAAATCTTGTCAGACTTCAATTCTTTGGTTCTGTAATGATCATAGAACTTTATATCATATTCCTTTAAGGTGTCGAGATCCAAAAAACAAAACCATGGATTTACTCTCGGATAAAGTGATTTACCACCTCGATTTCCAACAACTTCACCCATTAAGGTAAATTTTCCTTCCTTAAATTTCTCAAAAGGCTTGTAGATATCGTCAAGAAATAATACGTCGGAATCAACCAATAACATGTATCTTGTTTTGACCAATCTAAATGCTTCGTTCACTGCATCGCCATGTGATGTGTGTGGCATGTAAAGAGTGTCAAATAATGGCTTAGGTGGTCTAAGCAAAGGAAATTTCCCAGTGCTTATTACTAATACTTCTGGAACATCTTCACAACATTTTACTATAGACCTAAACA